TACCCTGGTCTGCTGGCTGAGCCGCCGGGAATTCTGGCGCGGATTATGCCCGCTCGGCGCAGTGGCCGGTAGGCTTGACGCTGTGCCGGATCTGGTCAGCGGCGCGCGCGGCCGGGGCTGCGCGCGCCGCCAGGCAGGCTCAGGCCGCGGCCGGACGGCGCACGGCGGCCGCCGGGGCGGCCAGCTGGAAACGGCCCACCGTGTGCTGCAGATCGGCCGATTGCGCGTTCAACGCGCGGGCCGCTGCCGAGGCTTCTTCCACCAGCGCCGCGTTCTGCTGGGTCACCCCGTCCATCTGCACGATGCCCTGGTTGACCTGCTCGATGCCGGCGGCCTGCTCCTGGCTGGCGCTGGCGATTTCCTCGATCAGCCCGCCCAGCTCACCCACCGACGCCACCACCCGCTGCAGCGTCTGCCCGGCCTGGTGGGCCAGCTGGCTGCCCTCGGCCACCTGGGTGCTGGAGGCCTCGATCAGTCCCTTGATCTCGCGCGCGGCCTGGGCCGAACGCTGCGCCAGCGCGCGCACTTCGGAGGCGACCACGGCAAACCCGCGCCCTTCTTCGCCGGCCCGTGCCGCTTCCACCGCCGCGTTCAACGCCAGGATGTTGGTCTGGAAGGCGATTCCGTCGATCACCGTGGTGATGTCGGCGATACGCACCGACGCCCCCTCGATGCCGGCCATGGTCTGCACCACCTGCGCCACGGCGGCACCGCCCTGCGCCGCCACCTCGGCGGCCTCGGCGGCCAGCCGGTCGGCTCGGCGGGCATGGTCGGCGTTCTGCTTCACCGCCGCGGTCAGCTCCTCCAGCGACGCGGCCGATTCCTCCAGGCTGGCCGCCTGCTGTTCGGTGCGGCGCGACAGGTCTTCGTTGCCAGCGGCGATCTCCGCCGAGGCGGTGGACACCGACACCGCGGCCTGCTGGATGTCACCGACGATGGCGGTCAACTGCGCCACGGTCGCATTGGCGTCATCGCGCATGGTGGCGAACACGCCCTGAAACTCGCCCTCGATGCGCCCGCGCAGGTCACCATCGGCCAGCGCGCGCAGCAGCCCCGACAGCGCCGCCAGGTTGTGGTCGGCGGTGACCATCAGGGTATTGAGGCCCTCGACCATCACGCGGAAGTCGTGCTGGTAGGCATCGGCGTCGCCGCGCACGCTGAAATCGCCGTCCGCCGCCGCCGCGACCAGCCGCTTGATCTCGCCGTTGATCGCCTGCAGGCGACCGCGCACCCCATTCACCGCCTCGGTGATGCGCGCCTTCTCGCCGGGCAGTGCTTCCATCGCCTCGGACAGGTCGCCGTCGGCGTAGGCCCGGACCAGCGCGACCATGCGCAACTTGGTACTGATGTGGGCATCGACCAGCGCATTGGTGCCGCTCACCATGGTGCCGAACTCGCCCTCGAAGCGGCTGGCATCGATACGGTGGCTGATCGCGCCGTCGGCATGGCGCCGGCTCATGTCGTTCTGCGCATCGATGATCTCGCGCAGCTTGCCCTTCATCTGCGCCAGCGCGCCCATCAACTGGCCCACCTCGTCCTGGCGCTGGACCACGATGGTCCGGTCCAGGCGACCGGCGGCCACATCGCGCGCCACCTGCCCGGCCTGCGCCAGCGGCACGCTCAGCATGCGCCGCACCACCACCAGCAGCGCGACGATCACCGCCAGCAGCCCGAATCCGGCGACCAGCGCGATGTGCAGCATCAGCCGGTGCAGCACGCTCTGCAGCACCGACACCGGCTCCAGCCCCAGCACCGCCCACTTCCAGGGGCCATACGCCTGGGCCGACACGAAATAGGCCTGCGCCGGGCCATCGGCCGCGGTGCGCAGGTGCAGCGTGGTCTGCTCGGCCTGGCCAGCCAGCAGCGCCTCCAGCGCGGGCAGGTCCGCCGCGTCCACCTGCGTGGCCAACAGCTCGCCCTCGGCCGACGGTGCAGCGATCAGGCTGCCGAAGCGCTCGCCTGGCCGGGTATCCACGGCCAGGAAATGACCCTGCTTGCCCAGTTGCGCGGTACGCAGGCGCGCCTTCAATGCGGCCAGACCGTCGGAATAGTTCTGCCCCACGAACGCGATGCCCACCACCTCGCCGGCCGCGTTGGTGATCGGCGTGTAGTGGGTCATGTAGTCCACCCCGAACAACCGCGCAGGGCCGGTATAACGCCCGCCTTTCAACAGCGAGGCGTAGGCCGGGTTGGCGTGGTCCAGCGCGGTGCCCAGCGCGCGGGCGCCCTCGGCATTGCGCAGCGAGGTGGACACGCGCACGAAGTCGTCGCCTTCGCGCACGAACACGGTGGCCACGCCGCCGGTGGCGGCGGCGAAGCGGTCCACCGCCGATTCCTGCAGGTTGATCGCCTGCGTGCCCAGGCGCAGCGTCGGCACCTGGCGCTCGCCCACGGTGACCGGGGCGGCGGCATCCAGGCTGGCCTCGCCATCAGGCAACAGCGCGCGGAAGGTGCCGGCCATGCGTTCGGTGCTGTCACTGAGGCTGCGGTCGTACAGCTCGACCGAATCACGCATCAATGCGGTGGACGACTGTAGGCCGGCCTGCACGCGCTGTTCGTAGCTGTGGGCAACCTGGCGGTAGATCAGCGCCGCCAGCAGGACGAAGGCAACGGCAGTGATCAGGCCCATCAGCAGCGCGAGACGCGCGCCGATGGAGGAGGAGAAAACGGTGGCGGCACGGGTCGTCATCGTTGGTACTCGAAGGGAAAAAGTGTGGGATGTTCGTCACACTTCTTATCGGCACCCTTTTTGGTCCTCTTTACCTTTTCCGGGCTAGTCCTTTCGTACTAGGGCAAAACGCCAAGTCCTTGTTTTTGCTTGTATTGGATCGTGACAAGTCTTCACAAACCCCGATCTGCGTTCAGAAATGGGAGCGGCGGCCGAGAACGGAGCGCCGCGCGCGGACTGAAGGCCCCCAGGCCAAGACCGCCTCGCCTGCGCCCTCCGCCCGCGTTGCGTTGTACACCTGCCAGCGCCGCCGCCCCTTGGCAGCGGCCCATTCACGGCGCTAGACTAGGTGCATCGCGAGGCAACGCCCACGCGGTCTGTACCATCCGTGGGGCCATAGCTCAGCTGGGAGAGCGCGTCGTTCGCATCGACGAGGTCAGGAGTTCGATCCTCCTTGGCTCCACCAATATTCAGCCCGACCGGGCACTCGAAAGGCCGGAACACCTGCAAAAACAGGGCTTCCGGCCTTTTTCGTTGTACCGCCGAGGACGAGCCGGCACGTTGCAGCTGGTGAGACTGTGGGGGCATATTTTGGGGCACCTGCTCTCTGCCCCCAAAACCGATGCCCCCACTCTCCGATCTCGCGATTCGGCGCGCCAAGCCGACCGGTAAAACCCAGAAGCTGTTCGACGGCGGCGGCCTCTACCTGGAGATCTCGCCCGCCGGCGGCCGCTGGTGGCGGATGAAATACCGCTTCGGCGGCAAGGAGAAGCGCCTGGCGCTGGGGGTGTATCCCGAGGTCACGCTGGCCTTGGCGCGAAACCGCAGAGAAGATGCCCGGCGACTGCTGGCGCAAGGGACGGACCCCGGCCAGCAGAAGAAGGACGCGGCAGCGGCGAAGGCCGGTCTGGACGCCTTGACGTTCGAGTCCATCGGCCGGGAATGGATGAAGGGCCGGATCTGGGCGCCGTCGTACCGGATCAAGGTTGAGGCTTGGATGGAGAACGACGTGTTCCCGTGGATCGGTTCGCGCCAGGCCGCTGAGCTCGAGGCTCCGGACTTCCTGTCGATCGCACGGCGGATGGAGCGCCGCGGCGCCATCGAGTCTGGGCACCGAGTCATCCAGAACTGCGGCCAGATCATGCGCTATGCCATCGCCTCGGGCATCGCCAAACGCAACCCCGTCGCCGACCTGCGCGGCGCACTGCAGCCCAAGCCGAAGCGCCATTACGCGGCTTTGGCCGAGCCGAAGGAATTGGCACCTCTGCTGCGCGCCATCTATGCCTACCAGGGCCGGCCGGTGACGCGCTGGGCACTGGCACTGGCCCCGCTCGTGTTCGTGAGGCCGGGGGAGTTGCGGCAGGCGGAATGGTCCGAGTTCGATCTGGACGCGGGCGTGTGGGTGATCCCTGCCGGCCGGATGAAGATGCGCGCCGAGCACATGGTTCCCCTGTCTCGGCAAGCGCTGGCGATCCTACGGGAGATCCGGCCGCTTACCTACCGGGAGCCTGCGGCGGGATCCATGGCGACGGGTGCTGGCCGATACGTCTTTTCCGGTCGCAACAGCGCCCACCGCCCGCTGAGCGAGAACACAGTGAACACGGCGCTTCGCCGAATGGGCTTCGAGAGTGACCAGATGACCGGGCACGGGTTCCGCGCCATCGCCCGCACCATCCTGGACGAGGTGCTGGGCTTCCGGCCGGACATCATCGAACACCAGCTGGCGCATGCCGTGCGAGATCCCAATGGCCGGGCCTACAATCGAACCACGCACCTGGAGGAACGCACCCGGATGATGCAGGAATGGGCGGACTACCTTGATCGACTTCGCCTAGGTGATCCCCTCAAAATCGCCGCATAATGCGACTTCCTCGGCTCCGGCATAGGCATTCAGCATGGAAGCACAGCCGTCTCCAACCCAGCAGGCAATCAGCACCGCAAGCGCAACACTAGCGTTGATTGCAGGGGCGATTAGCGTATTGACTGCATTCGCCTACATCGTCGCATACAAATATCTCACTGCATTTTTCGCTGCATTGGGTTGCGACTGGGCGATTGACCTCTATCCGCCGACTCAAATTATCCAAACCGCAGCCCCAGTTGCTGTCATTGTAGCTTCCGTAGGATTCTTGATCTGGAACGTGTATCCAGCCGCTTCGAAAAGCGAGCCAGAAACTCGAACAATCCTCTTGGCGATCATTGCCGCGTCCACCTTTTATGGAGTTCATCTACTGATAGAGAAGTTCGCCACTTCCTATCGGTCGTATTTCAATTGGCCCGCCTATTTCCTAGCGTTTGTGGCTGCATGCACTTTGGCGACCAAGGTGGTGCACAGAATATTAGCCGCGCAAGGAATAGCCTGGGGCTCGATCGTGATAGCAATCCTTGCAGCTTGGTCCGTCTTCAGTTTCTCAGGCGATCGCGGGCGATCGCACGCTCAAGAGACCCTTGGGCAAGAGGAAGGCCGGGGCCAGCGTGTTTTCGTTAAGGGCTCCACTGATACCTATCGCCTTGCGAGGATCATTCCATATGAACGCGCACTGATATTCAGTGAACCCCTCAAAGGAAATCGGATATTCCGCGTCGTGGCAGTAACCGAACTTTCAATGGAAGCCCCAAGTCGCGCGGGGCGACACGCAGGCAACGGGGGCTGACCGACGGAGCTCTACCGCTCGCCCGGTAGCTTCAGCGCTTCGCTCAGCCGTCGTTCCTGCTGCAGCTGAGTGGCCGAGCGCTTCGGCGGTGCTGGCTCGTCATCCTTCGCCGTCAGCTGCTGCACCGCCTGTCGCAGCGGCACCCCCTCCAGAATCCGGGCCGCACACCACCGCTCGGCGTAGCGCTTGCCTTGGCTCACACTCGCCGCGCCGACCCGCTTCTCCTGCCAGAGCTTCCGACAGGCGAGGATCACTGTGATGCCGTCGGCACCTGGCTGGACGTTGGCGATCTGCCGGCCGTTCCACCACAGGCACCAAGACTCGCCGAACTGCACCCAGCCCTGTGGCCGGGGGGCGGTCATGAATCCAGTTTGGTCGCAGGGCGGGCGCATGCTCAGCAGGATACGCCCGGGCGTCTCACACATTGCGACGACGCGTCGGCGGGGCGCGGCTCAGGCGCTCCCGGGTTGAGCGGCCAATGGCCCCGGGTCCGACAGGTATAGGTTGCGCCACCGCGGCAGGGCCGCCCACCGGGGGACGCAGCACGGCGGCGTAGGGCTCAGCCCGCCCGGTTCGTCAGGGTGCACGCCGCGCGAAGGTCAGGGCCGGCAGCGGGGAGTATGGTTCGGCCATGTGCGGCCGATTCGTCCAGACCCCGATCCGAGACGCCGCCAGCCTGGGCTTCCCCCAGCTGGTGGGCGACCTGCTGTCCATGCCGGCCAGCTACAACCTGGCGCCGACCCAGCGCGCGGCCGTGGTGCTGGATCGGGGCGACGGCCTGCAGCTGCAGCGGCTGGCCTGGGGGCTGCTGCCCTTCTGGGCGAAGGCGAAGGGCCTGCAGGGGTCAACGATCAATGCCAGGATCGAGACGGTGGCCACGAAGCCGGCGTTCCGCAGCGCGTTCAAGGCGCGCCGGTGCCTGATCCCCATGGCGGGCTACTACGAGTGGTCGGTGAGCGCCGAGGACGGGAAGAAGGACCCTTGGTTCATCCACGCAGCGACGCCGCTCTGGGCGGCCGGCCTTTGGGAAGACACGAGCCCCCTACTCGCCCCGGACAACCGGGGAACCTTCACCGTGATCACCGGCGACAGCAGCGGCGTGTCGGCCGACATCCACGACCGCATGCCGGTATGGCTTGCACCCGGCCAGGCTGCGGAATGGATTGCCGCATCGCCCGACGATGCCATGGCGATGCTGCTGGCCAGCGAACCGCCGGCGATGGAGGCCTATCGCGTCAGCCGCGCGGTGAACACGCCCCGCAACAACCGCGAGGAACTGCTCGAGCCGGTGGCCTGACATTCGGCCCATGGAGACGCGAATGGTTCTCGCACAGGCAACGGCCTATTTTCGGAGATACGCTGGTGTTGTTCGAAACACCACACAGGGAGAGCGTCATGCGCGCAGTGTTGATCACCACCATTATGGCTATCGCCGCCGCCGGCCCCGCTGCGGCCAACGATACTGGCGTCATCCATGGGCGAACCGTTGACCTGTACCAGGAAGAGTCGATCCCGGGCGAAAGCCTCGACGCATTCGTGGTACGCGTTGCGCCTCGCGCGATTGAAGCATCCAAGACCGCCCGCGCCGCGGTATGCGGCCAGATCGAGGGAATCGGCCCTTTCATGGTCCGGGTCAAGACCGACGGTTACATGGGTGCCTGCGATCTTCCGAAGACCCAGCAGCCCTACTTGTTGGTGAACGGGACCGCTGTCGACGCGCGCGAGAATCACTTCTCCCAAGAGAACTGGAAGCGCGCCGGATACCTGATCACGCCGTGGTCGGTGAAGCACCAGGACGGGGTCAGTAAGCGCCCTCGCAACGTCAGTAGTTTCTGATATCGCAGATCAGGGCAATCGCGCTAAGTGACCCGATGATGCCGCCGCCATAGGGGGGTGTGCCCTGCCCCTCATTGGTAAACGAGTTGATCGTGATTGCACGGCACTGAACCTCGCCGTTGTTGGTGGTCATGAATCCAGCGACCTGCACGGTCACCTGAAATAGCCAGAAGCTGCCGCCGCTGATAGGGCCGCCAGCAATGATCGTGCTCAGGGACGCATTTGCGAAGCCAACTGCGAAGCCTGACGTGATCGGCACGGGGTATGGCTGGCCTCCGGTGCCGACTGCAGTGTTGATCATGCTCAGCACTCGCATGTACTTGTAGCGCGAGTCGAACACCACCCTGCCGTTGTTTGGGTTTCGGATACGCATACCCTTCGTCGTTACAAAGGCCATCTGCGCAACGTCAGTCGTATCGAATACCCAATATTCAACATCCACCACCGGGCTGCTGGTAATCAACTGCCAGGTATACGTGCCCCCCACTTGATTCCTAGATCTCAGCCCCACGAATACACCGTTGCAGCGGATCATCAGCAACGGCTCGTTGCAGCCGGCTAGCTGGATCGTGGCTACGCCGGCGTTTGCCGCTGCACCGCTGGCACCGAATGCAGACGTTCGCACTACCCCCTTTTCGCGAAGACATAGATTTTCGTAGAGGGGATCTATTTGCACGAGGGAGCCGCCCTCGTTCCGGATACGTGCGCCGACAGCCACTCAATATCTCCCGTATGCCAGCGTGCCGCCGGAATAATATGTCGAGCCCGGATATGACCACGAGATGGTGTTAGTTCCATCGTTCACGGTGATGGCCGGCGATCCTGCCTCTCGCCCAGGAACGTTTGTCCCGGCGAAGTAGCAGAAGATAGGGTTGGTGCCGCTGGGCGGAACAACAACGGATCCACTGACACCAGGCGAGATGGCCACCCGCCCCATGATCCTGGGCAGCCGCGTGGTGATATCGACCAGGATGTTGCCGGAGGGGTCGCGCTGGCGGAATCCGATGGGCATTACAGCAGCTCCCCGAGTTCGACCAAAGCCACGTTGCCCGCGCTGTTCCAGAAGCGCAGCGCGCTGTCTGTCAGCTCCATGAATCCCCCATTCGCATTGACCCCGCGCATCGTCAGCGAGGCGTTCTTGTCCAGCTTCCACCGCGGCAAGCCGCCGGCACCCACGGCGGTTGACTGGATCACGTCCCCGATCATGGCGTTCTGGATCCAGCCGGTGCCGATCAGCGCCTGGCTGATGAAGGTCTGGCCGCCCTGAATCACGAAGGGCGACGTGACGCTGCCGTTCACCACGTTGATGACCGCGAACCGATCGGCCTGCACCAGGAACTGCGACTGGTAGGAGCCATCTGGCTGCTGCTCGACGCCCAGGCCCATGCCGGCCGCATAGATCTGGCCCCCAGCCGTCACTTGGGCTCGGATGGTGTACGTGGCGGTGACTTTTCCGTTCAAGGTCACCACCGACTGATTGACGGCCTGCACCGTGGCGTTCGTGCCGGCCAAGTTGGCGTTGGTGGTGTCCACCCTACTGCCAAGGGCCGTGTCTGCCGTGCTGCGCGCGACGGCCTCCGACTGCACCGCTGCATTCGTCTGCCCCAGCCCGGCCTGCACCTGATCCGTCCGAATGGCCTGCGCCAGATCGGCATTGGCGAACACGCTCTGGATGGTCATGGTGCCGGCGAACACATTGGTGCTGCCCGCGCCCCAGGTGGCGTCCCCTGCGCCCTTTGGCGAAATTTGCGCGGTAATGCCAGAGATCTGCTGCCCTTGGGCAGTAACGACGCCATCGATGTTGCTGATGTTCTGCTTGTTGAGGTTGACTTGGCTCACCACCGCTTCATAGGTAGCCATGCCGGCGCCGACATCCTGCCAATCGGCGCTGGGCGGCTCGCTGTTGCCAGCATTAGGCTTGGTCCAGCTGTAGGTGCGCCCGTTCCACACAACGGTCTGGCCCTGAGCGTAGATGCCATCCTCGCTCCAGAGCAGGGGCAAAAGCGGCTGAAGGCTGTCGATCGTTTCGATCTTCGACAGCAACTCCTGTCCCAAGGCGCTCTCGGTGATGCGGCCGGAGAAGTACTCGTCGTACTGGCCCTGATCGGTGCTGGCTTCACCCATAACCCTGGTCTCTGCGGGATACCAGGGGCCGATGTTCCCGCTGCGGTCGACCAACCGGCCCCAGAAGTAGAACCGGGAGCCAGCGGCCAGGCCGTTAATCTGGTGCCGGGCTTGCGGATAAGCGAAGTCGCCCAGCTTGATCGCCGCGGCGCGGTTCGGCGACGGCCCGTACCAGATCTCAGTGCGCTGGGTGTCGCTGGCGCCGGTCGGGAAGGCCCAAGCCAGCGCGATCGCGAAGACTTGGCTGGTGGTTGTGAGCGAGGTCAGCGCGGGCGGCGGCGTGGTCTTGCCTTGGATCAGCGTCAGCGCGCTCATGGCCGGGCTGGACACTGCGTTGAGAGCGTTCACTGCACGCACCCGGGCGAGATACTTGCCGGCGTAGATGCCGCGCACCTCGATGCTTGCCGCAGACACCCGCCCTGCCCTCACCCAGTCCAGGTCGTCACGGCGCCACTCCACGTCGTAGGCGATGGCCTTGTCCGCAGCGTCCCAGCCGATGGTCAGCACGTGCGTGGCAATGCCCTGGTCGATGACCGAATGCGAGGACAGCTGCACATTGGTCGGTGGCGGCTGAACGCTGGGCGGCACGATGCTGATGGGCGGTTGCTCCAGCTTCGTCCCGTCGTCGATGGCGGCAAACTTGCCTGGCACGTGCTTCAGTGCGGTGATCCGATAGGTGATGCCGTCCTCGGCGGTGATGGGGTTCTCGGCGATTCCCAGCACGCGGAACTGCTGCAAGGCGAGCTCGGCGCTTTCCGCGGCCCACACGGACTGCGACACGGGAATGGCCGACCACGGTGCGGTCACCTTTACGGTGCTACCGGAGATCGACTCAACGGTGCGGGCCTGGCTGAGTCCGGTGGGCAGCGTGGCGCGGAGGGTGTCGCCGGGGGCAATGGCCTCGGGCACCAGGTCCAGCACCAGCGTGTCGGCGGTGGCGCTCTTCACCCGGCCGCCGTTGCGACGGCCTGCACGCTTCGGGTCGCCGATGTTGATGATGTCGCCCGGCATGCACGCCAGCGAGTCCAGACCAACCACGAAAGTCACGGTCTCCGTTTCCAGGTTCTCGGTATACAAGATGTGGTTGCCCACTCGCTGTGCCTGGGACTTGGAATGGCAGCCGACGGCGATCACCTCGGTCTGCTGGATGCCGTAGCGCTGCACGCCTGGCAGGTACTGCACCGGCTCGACCTTCTGTCGACCGAAGTCGTCGGGGTCGGTCCAGGACACCAGCGCCACGGTGTGCCGGGTATTGCGGCCACTGCCTTCGTAGGTGAAACGACCGCCCATGACGTTGGACTGGTTGTATTCAAACTTGGGATCTGCCGGCATATCGGCCGACGCCATAACCAAGCCCGATGCGTAGAAGCTGATGCCGCGGAACATGGATGCCATGTCCTGCAGCACCTTGTAGGCATCGGCGCGGGTCTGCATGTAGAGGCTGCAGGTGAAGCGCGGCTCCATGCCGCCCTCCCCGTTGCTCACCAGCTGATCGCAGTACTGGGCGATCTGGTACAGCCTGTAGCGGTCCACCCAATCGGCGGGTATGCGGTGCCCCAGCCCGAAGCGGTCGTTGGTAACCATGTCGAAGAAGATCCACGCCGGGTTATTGGTCCAGCCCGGCTTGAACGTCCCGTCCCACACGCCGCTGTAGTTGCGGGTGATGGGGTCGTAATTGCTCGGCACCCGAACGATGCGGCCCCAGATGCGGTAAGAGCGCGTCGGGATGTTCTGGAATTGGCTCGCGTCTACCTCGATGGCGGCCAGTGCACAGTTCGGATACCGCAGCTTGACGTCGACCACCTCGGTCATGGACAACACGTTCACCGTGTCGGCTACCGTGCCGCTGTTGGCGTTGGGCGTCAGGCGGCGGATGCGCGCCTGCCAGGAAGTGCCCGTCGGCAGGTCAATGCGGTGGCTGCGCTCGTACTGGGTGGTGGTCTTGCCAGTGAAGGCCGTGTTCAGCACCGTGTTGTACGGGCCGCCGTTGGTAGACAGATCGATGGCGTAGCTGATGCTGTAGCCGTTCGTGTCGCCGTTTTCGGCATTGATCTTTTGCAGGCCGGGCACCGCCAGACGCAGGCGCAGCGCGGACAGCTGGGAGCCGGTGGCAGAGCGCACGACAGGGCTTTCGCCGCGCAGCTCGACGTTGACCGCAATCTCGTTCTCGACGGATGGGAAGCCGGCGATATAGGTCTGGTCCTGTGTTCCCGATCGAGTCTCGATCCGCACCCCGTCGAAGTTCAAGGTGCCGTCGGCATTCTGGACGGGAACCTGGTCCAGGTAGATGGACTGGTTGCCCGCGACAAGGCCTCGAATCTCGCCCTCGCTGACCAAATCGAGGATGCGCGCACGCGCGATGGACCGCAGGCTGTCTGGGGTTTCAACCGGCTGACGGGCATTGCTGCCGCCCTTGCCGCCGGCGCCAACAAGATCACGACACGCCGTGGCCAGGGCCAGCTCTTTGGGCACGCCCAGCGCCATAGGCCAGTTCATTGCTGATCCTCCGCCAAGATGCCGCCGCTGATGACCGCAGAGCCAACCAGCATGCCCTTGCTGTCATGGCCGCCGTAGGCGACCGGCACAGGCCCGCCCTGAGCTTGGGTGTTGACCGTACCGTTCATGCTGTAGCTGGGCGCGTTCTCCGGGCTGTCCTTCGCACCGAGGCCTTTGGGTTGTGGCGACAGCATCTGCACTACGCCACCAATCGCCATGGCGACGCCCATCTGAACGAACCCAGCACCTGAGCCAGGAGCCACGATGTTCATCCAGACGCCCACGACGATCAGAACGACGCCGATGATGGTCTGCAGCACGCCGCCGCGCTTGGCGCCCACCAGCACCGGGGCAATGCGGATGACGTCCTGGCCGACCGGGTCGTGCAGCTGCTCGCGGCCCACGTTCTGCCGGCCGATGAACACGGCGAACTCCAGGCCCTTCTGCTTTGCGCTGGTCAGGAAGCCTTGGAAGCCCGGCACCAGGATGCACAGGGCCCGCACGGCCTCTGCGGGGCTGTTCACCACCAGCTGGAACTCGCGGCCGAACTCGCGGCCTAGCGGCCCGGAGAGGATTACGGTACGGAGACGATCAGTCATGGCTCACCGCCTTGTGCCGCACGACATAACAGGTGCGCTCGGCCCACATGCCACCGTAGGGCACGCGCTCGGACAGCCGGCCATGCAGGTGGTGCAGCATCTGGCCATCGCCCAGGTAGACGCCGGCGTGGTTGGGCACGGCCGCGCGGATCTGCATCAGGATCATGTCGCCGCGCTGCATGTCGCCCTCGATGGGCTGGAAGCCCTCAGCGCGCAGCCGGTCCATGCTGTAGAGCTGCTGGCCTTTCTCCCACCAGTCGTCGTCGCGCTCGTACTGGGACAGCACCACGCCCAGTTCCCGCGCGAAGAAGTCCTGCACCAGGGTGTAGCAGTCCAGCACGCCGTGCGCGAACTGGCGGCCCACCAGTGGCGCTTCGTAGCCGCACGGGTCGATGGTCTGCAGGTCCGGGCATTCCGGTGCCACGCCGTCGGCCTGGCCCACGCTGACGATGTGCCAGCGCAGGCCGCTGACCTCGCACATCACGCGGTCGGCGTCGGACGGCGTGGCCGCGGCGTTCGGGTGGCTGTGCACCAGCGCCAGCACCTCGCCCAGGTCTTCAGCAGCGGCATAGTCCTCTCCCGGCAGGCGGAAGTGCTCGCTGGGGGTTTCGGCCATGTTCCGGCACCGAACGTACTGCTCGCCGGCGGCAGCGGCCACCACCAGCCCGCAGCACTCGCGCGGGTATTCAGCCACGGCATGCGCCTGGATCGCTTCGAGGGTGCTCTGTTGCATGTCTTCGCCCATGAAAAAGCCCGCACGGGGCGGGCTGGGGTTGTTGGTTCGGCGATGTGAGTTGCAGGTCGTCAGGTGCGCAGCAGGCCGGCAGCCGGGAAGCCGCCATAGGGCAGCGGGTTGTCCGCACCGAAGCGCAGCTTGCAGCTCACCACACGCCCGCCGCACTGGTCCCGTGACGGGTCCGTGGTCGGGTTGTCATCGGCATCGGCCACCGCCGGGCCGTTGTAGCCACAGTACGGCCCGCGATACCCACCGCGGATAATCCAGCCGCACATGCCGGCGATGATCTGCCTGCCCGGCAGCTGCTCCCCGTTGAGGTCGATGGCGGTGGTCAGCTCGAATTCGACGGTTGCGAAGTCCTCCGACACCTTGCGCTCGATGAACCAGATCTCATCAGGGAAATGCTCGCCGGGATCCGCCGTCGGGTTGCCGTCCGTGAAGTTCGCCGCGTCCAAGTACTTCACCAGCGTCTGCCGGCGGATGATGCGCGCGCCGACCATGTCGTCGAACAGCATGCACAGCGCCCCGATGCGCCCGTCCAGGTTGCTCACGCGAAGCCGCGGGCTTGGCGGCTGGTCACTGGTGCGCTCAAAGCCGGTGGCCTCGATGGGCCAGGCGCCGTATTCCTGGCCCTGCCACCAGATCACCCCCGTCTGGAGGTGCTGGTGGAAGAACAGCTGGTCTGCACCGAAGCTGCTGGCGTCGAGCTCGTAGACCGTGATGCGGCCCCCGGGCTCAAGCTGCTGGACATCGGCGGTGATCACGCAGCACGGCCCTGCAGTTCCGCGATAGCGTCTTGGAGAGCTACTACGGTCGCTTCCAGGTTACGGATACGGCGGCTCTTCTGCTGGTGGGCACGAACGCAGCGGGCCAGGGTCTGCATCATGTCGATGTTCATCGGCACATGATGCGTGCGCATCACCGTTACGGGCTCCCCTTCCGCGTCGAACATCGGAGTACCGTCCTCCGCCAACACAGGTTCTGGCCGCTCTTCGTCGTAATCGCCACCCACGGCGTTAGGCCAAACTGACTGCACGTTTTCCGCCAGCAGGCCAGCGACTGTGCCTTCGGGTCCACCAAACTCAGGCCGGTAGCGATAGGTGACCACAACCAGCCTATCCAGCTCTTCGCAGGCATCCCCGGCATATCCCTCCAGATAGTCCTTGACGTCGGCGGACGACGTGGGGTTGAACGATACGGCACTGACCTGGCCGTTACTCGCATTGACACTCAGGCGGTCACCAATCCCCGTGTACCACAAGCGTGAGATGGCACCGCTGCTGTACCAGTTCCAGACACGGGTGAAGTCGGTACGATCGACGAAGCCCAAGGTGGCACCGGCACCTGTCGCGGTCAAACTGGGCCCTTCCAAGGTAGATGCGAAGGCGGCCGGGGTAGCGAAGTTCAATGCAGAGCCACGAAGAGTGAGCGGTCGAAACGCCGTGTTATCGGCGTTGACTGCGTCCACCACGACCCTGCCGTCTGACCCCAGTTCACGTACGAAAAACTGGTCCTGGCCCGCAATAACCTGAACCCGGAAATTACCGGCGCTGACAGTCTGACTTCCTTGGAACGAATTGCCTCCAATCAGCTTCGCGAGCGCCCCCGTCCCGGCCCAGCCATAGATCTCGGCGAACATGGCATTGACCATTCCGAACGCGGTCGGTGCCGGTGTCCCGACTGGGGGATTTGTGTCGATTACTTGGCGTGCCATGTCGGCTCCTTAAGGCTGGAAGGTCTGTTCAAAGGTGGCGGTGACGGTGTGCACCAAGCCGGTCGGGAACGGCTCGCTGTGCGTGGGGCATTCGAAGAGCAGCAACCCACGAGGGCCCTGCCAGTAGAAGGAGCGGCCGACATGCGCATCGAGGAAGTCGATGATCTCGTTGATGCGCGCCTGCGAGCCGGTGAAGGTGAGCTGGTAACTGCGGGTGCGCGGGTTGAGTCCATCGGGCGCCACCTGCCGGTAGCCATCCCCAAACTGCACCCGGCGCACGGCAGCGTTGGCCGTGCCGCCGCCTGTGCTGGTCGGCTTCCAAATGAAGGTGTCGGTCATCGGCGGGCTCCCATCGCGTGGAGGGCGCCGCCAGGGCGCATGTCCTTCATCTGCAGCTCTCGGTACTTGCCCTCTACGAAACGACCCAGCTCCTGACCGAACTGCTGCATCAGCGAGGTATCGCCGTCGACGTCGGTGGTGCCATCGCTGTTGACGATCACCTGGACGCTCACCTGCGTTACGCCGGACGCGGCGACTCCAGCTGCGGCAGGCGCGGCGGGGATGACACGACCGTCGTTGCCCGGGATGAGGTAGGTGCGCCCGCTGCCGTCATCGAAAAGCTCCGGCTTGCCACCCTCGCCCACTTCGTAGAGCGTCGAGCCGCGTACCGGGCCGCCGTTGGCCCTGCCACCGCCGAAGTTGCCGAGGTTGTTGCCGAACCCACCGATGGACCCAGCCCCGGCACCGTTGCCGGTGTATGCGCCGCCCCCACCCCAAGCACTGGCCACCGCATTGATGATGCCCACCGCGGCCTGTTTGGCTGCGATGCGTGCGAGATCGGCCACGATGGAGTTGGCCAGGTCCTTGAACGACAGCTTCCCGGTCTGCGCGAACCGTACCCATGCGTCCTCCCAGCCCGATAGCGCGGTGTTTATGACGCCGCTGGCGTTCTCCATGGCGTTGTTGGCGGCAAAGGCGTAGTCCTCCCACGCACGCCGCGCACCGGCGCGCCAGTCGCCCAGCATCCCCAAACGGGCCTCCTGGAACACACGCTCCTTGGCCAGCTCCTGGTCACGGAACGATGCCGCGTTGGCAGCCATCAGGTCCCACGTCTCCTTGTCCTTGGCGACGTCGCGGCTGCCCAGGCGCTTCAGCTCGTCCTGATACTCGCGCTGGATGTCCAGCTGTCGGCGGAGCATGGCCACAGCATCACCGCCTCGCCCCATGCCCATCAGGTCCAGCTCGTTGGAGCGGTCCCGGTTGCTGCTGGCCTGGTTGAGGATGGCTTGCTGCCGCGCCAGCGCCTCCGTGGCTTGCCGCTCCTTCTCGAACGCGGCAGCCTTCTGCCCCGAGGCCAGCAGCTGCTCCCGCTCGGCCACCAGCAGCGCCCGCGTGGAAGCAGTCATGGTGTTGGTCTTCTGGTCCAGCTCCTGCTTGATCTTGGCGGCCAGGCGCTCGCTCTCGGTCAGCTTGACCCCGGTGTCCAGCAACTGCTCGTTGGCCTGGATCTGCCGTTGAGCGTTGGCGAGCATGGTCTGCGCTGCGTTGTCGTCTGCATTGCGCTTGCCCACACCAGCGGCGCGGTTGAACTGCTTGTCGACGTCACCCTGGGCCTTGGCGATCAGCCGCTGCATGGACCCGTCGAAGTGTCGTGCGTCGTTGTCGGCCAGCCGGTTGTACTGGGCGATGATCTTCAGCCGGGCCGCTTCCTTCGCCGTGGCGCGGTCGAGGCCGGCCACCTGCGCATTGATGGCCTCAGCAGCGGACCGTTCAGCCGTGGCTCGCTCCTGGCTGACCGTAGCCAAGTCACGGGCGGTCTGCGGGTCCAAGCCGCCCTCATCGATGGCAGCCGGCATGGGAGGCAGGCCGCGAATGCGCGAGGAGACGCCGTTCAGCGCGTCGGTGAGCGACGGCAGGCCCAGGTTCTTCACCAAGGTGCTGCCGGCCACGCCCAGCCCCAGCATGTCGCTCAGCCGCGGCAGGCGGGCCAGTACGCCCCATTCTCCGGCCAGGTCATTGATGGCCCCGGTGACGTTGCCGATGGCGCTCCATGCGCCGCCGATGTCGTCCTTCAGGTCACGCCACCACTTCGACATTCCCGGCATGACCGCTTCGGTGCGGTTGGCCACGTCGTCCAAGTGCGTTGCGTAGATCTGGATCGCCTCGCTGGCCGCCTGCTGGGACCTGCCCTCTTCCTGGAGGGCGGTGATGCGCTGCAGCTGCGCCGTCGTGAGGAACCGCTCTGCGTCATTGAGCTTCAGCAGGCCCTCCACCGGATCCTTGGCGATGGCCTGGAAGGCGCTGACCGTCGCAGACGCAGCGCGCCCCGTAGAAGCCTCCATGCGCGCAGCAGCGGCGGCCACCAGTTCAAACTGCTCACCGGCGAAGCGGCCGGCCTTCGCCGTCTCGGTGAGCGCCGACACAGCGCCGCCGCGCGATACGCCTTCAAGTCGGTCGATGCTACTGGCCAGCGCTTCGAAGCCATCCACGCCGATCAAGGCACCCTGCCCGCTGAGGATCAGTTCCTTCTGGAAGTCGAACAGCTGCTCCTGGCTCTGCTTTGCAGCCAGCACCATGGCCGCCAAGGCAGCAGCCCCGAGGGTCAGCGGGTTGATCAGGCCCATCACGTAGCCACCCACGGCGCGGGCAGCCGGGCCGATGCCGCCGAACTGATCCTTCAGCTGCCCGCCCTGCTGGATCGCCACCATCCACGCAGGCTGGCCGCTGATCAGGCTGGTGGTGATGTCGGTCACCTGCATGGGGATCATGCGCAGGTTGTTCTGCAGCTGCTTGGCCGACTGCCCCATGCCGTTCTGCGCACCAGTGGCGTTAAGCACGGACGTGCGCATGGCGTCGATTTTGGTCTGGTACTGATCGAAGATCGCCGGGTTCACCAGCCCTGCCTTGTGCGCGCGCTCCAGCCGCTCTTCCATGGCCGCCAACCGGTTCAGCGCACCCACGGTCGGGTCGATCTGCCCCAGCAGCTGCTGCAGGTTGATCTTCTGAGCCTCGACCGCGGCAGCGGCCTGCCGGGCCTCATTGGCCGACCGGGCCTCGGCCTCCTGCAGGGCGCGCGCGCGGGCAGTCATCCGCTCCTGCTCGCTACCCGCCATGGCCATGACGCGGGCCTTGTGGTCGATGCCCAGGGCCGCGTCCCTTGCGGCCTCAGCCAGTGCGCGCTCGGACAGGTTCGCTGCCTGATTGCTCTGGGTCCACGCCATTGCCTGCTGGGCCACCGCCTTGTAGCGGGCTTCCTGCTGGCCCAGCTGCTGCTCCAACTGCTGACTGGCGGTGGCCACCTGCGCCGTGGAGGCAGCTGCCGCGCTGCCGGCGGCACCGTAGGCCTGAACCTGCCCGGCGGTGCTGGCCAGCTTCCCATCCAGCGCCCCGAGCGAAGCCAGGATCTCGGTGTTGGTCCGGTTGAGCAGCTGCAGCTCACCGATGACCGCGCCGGTACCGGTGCCGATGCGGTCCAGGGCACCACCGAGGCGGTCCCCAAGCACGCTGGAGGAGCGCTCTACGGTCCTAGCCAGCGACTGGTAGTCCCGGTCCAGACGATCAGCAGCACCACCGGCGCGATCGGCGGCCGCTGCGTTCTCGTCCAGTGCCTTCGTGCCTTCGACCAGGCCACTGCTGTCGACCTTGTAGCCAAGCTCGGCGATATCCATCTGGGGCTCCCGTTCTACTGCTGCTGTGCCCGCTCACGCGCGGCTTTCTGGTCTTCGCGCACCGCGCGGAGGTACTGGTCATCCATCGCCAGGAGCATCTGCACCTCCTCTGGCAGGAGGTCGATTTGCAGCAGGCGACTCCATTCGCCCACGTCAGCAAACGTCAACGCCTCCGGGCCGCTGTGTCGGCGGCCGGAGAGCTGCCAGAACCACTCCCAGACGTGGGTAATCGCGTCCGGGACCTGTAGCTCTGGGGACTTGGCATCGAAGCGCGCGTTGCGCTGGCGCCGGGTTTCGCCGTTCTCATCAGCCATGTCGTAGCGGACGGCGATGTAGGTGGCGTCAGCCGCCTTCTTCGTCAGGCCCGCGAAAGAACGCAGCCCGGTCACTCAGGGCGATGTCGGCCTGTTCCGCAACCCAGGGCAGCTCCTTGAGCAGGGCGGTCAGGGTGTGCTGGTCAAACGCGGGCTTCTCGCCGTGGAAGGTCAGCTCCCCCTTCCACTCCCAGCCGCTGATGGATGCAGTGAGCATGCCCATGCGGGCGGCTTCCAGCTGCTCTGCCGTCACCTTGCCGCGGTAGGCCATGCGCTCGTTGGCCGACTTGCGAGCCGCTGCGCGCACCTGCGGGTGGCTGTCGGGCAGCAGGAGCAGCACCAGCCCCACCTCCTCCTCGTTGCCCGGGTGCAGGATTTCCAGGCGGCGCTCTGCCGCCACGATGTTGGTCAGTTCCGTCATGTCGTGATCCTTGTTGCGATCCGAGAGGGAACCGGCGGGGAAGCTGTCGGATCAGGCAGCCTTTCAGGCGCGCGCCCTACCCCGCCGGTATTCGGTTACGGGGTGACCGGGGCGGGTACCACGATCGGCACCTGGTTCAGACCCAGCACGTAGGTGTTGAGCACGAAGTCCTCGTTGCGGCCACCGGGGGTATTCGGGCCGGCGACCAGGCCACGCAGGTACTCGACGGAGCCGTCGGCGCGCTCCACCTTGAAGGCATAGGCGTCCGCGACATTCGGGGCTCCAGCAGCACGCATCGCCACCTGGCCCGGGTCGGTCAGGTCTTCGGCCACTTCCACCGGCGGGTCGCCGGCGTTGGTGATGCCCTTGCCCTTCAGGGCGACCAAGGTGTCCCAGGTGTCGTAGGTGACGATATTGGTGTTGATGCCACGCTCGCCGACGCTGCCAACCTTCTTGACCTGCACGTACTGCAAGGCCTTGAACTGGCTCTCCGTCAGCTCTTCGTTCTTGGGGGTAACGCAAATGTAGAGCTTGGAACCTGCGTTGGTCTTTGCTTCAGCGGCCATAGCCGTATCTCCTCGCGATGGGCGTAAAAAAACCCGCCACGGGGCGGGGTCGTTGGGAAAGCAAAAGGCCCGCTTATGGGCGGGCCAGTTGTAAACACTTGGGACTTCTAACCTGCTCTTGCTAGGTCAAAGGAGCAGAGACACTCAGTCAACGTAGAGGTTTCGGACCTTCCTCCCTTGCCCGTAGGTAAACGGCTCGCATGAAACCAATGTGCTCGGGCTAACGGATCCGTGACACTTCAGTGTGTACACCGGCTTCCATTTTCTGCCGTGGACATCCGTGGCGTAGACCACAACTTCATCCTCGCCCTGCGCGTCGAACTCGACAGAGAAACCATTGGTCGGTAGAGATTGGTCGGATGCGAACGCATCCGCAACAAGACCGACCGCTCCGTGGTAGCTCCCCAAGGTGACCGGCGACACGGGTGCTGCACTCAGGGCAACCTCGATCACCATGTCGATACCAGTGGGGCCACGACCGTCAGATTCCGTCAACTTCAAATGCAGACCACTCATTGCAGTACCTCATCCATGTGATGAGCGCATTGTGGGCTACTTAGGAGTCGGTGTCAGCTTCGCCGCCACAAGCTGCATAGCCTGCGGCCGAGTGAATCCCGCCTCGACGTAGGCCAGATACTCGGCCCGGACGAGCCGCGCCTGCTCCGCACAGAACTCATCCAGCAGCTGCCGGTTCCGCTTCATGCGGGTGATGGCATCGCGCATGGCCTGCAGCTCACCCTCGTTGGGGATCTCGCTGCTGACCAGGTGCAGTTTGGGCGGCTTGGGGCTCATGGCCGGATTCTACCCCGACACGAACCCCCGCCACCTGATGGTCACCGGGTGCATGATCCGCTCCGGGTCCGGGATGATGCTGCTGGTTGAGGGCATCTCGTAGACGGACATGCCGGCGAACTTGGTCCCCTTCCCGAAGGCTGCAATGATCTTGTCCGTGATCGCCGTGCCCACCATGATCCCCTTCCCGGGGCGATAGCAGGCCGCCAGCTGGCCGAAGCCCTGCTTCAGGGACGGGCCGTCATCGGCCAGGCCGTAGTTCTGCGTTCGGTTCGGGAACCACTGCAGCTCCAGCCATGCACCCGAGGCCGGGGGCGTGAAGCCCAGCCCGGGGTAAGCGCACGGCAAACCGACCGCCGTGGCGAAGGTGGCCACAAGCCCGGCGAAGGCATCATAGATCTCGGTGTCCGTCATCCCATCCGTCCTTTCACCTCTGCGGTGACCTCGGCCACGATGAAGTCCCAGCGCTGTGCCGCAGCCCGAGCGAATCCCTTACCTGGTTGGGCGTAGGTCCTGCCCAGGCTGTCCTCGCCATAGAACCCATGCTCCATGCGCATTGCATAGGCCGCAGTCCAGCCGGCCCACACCGTCTGGCCCAACTCCATGCTGGCGAACACCAGCGTGGGATCCATCGCGCCGTTGGTGGGCATGCCCTCGAGGGAGGCCGCCCGGGAGTTTCGAAGGAACCCGGTATCCACCGGCATCCTCCCTCCCTGGCCCTCGGGGGTTCCCGCCTCTTCCATCAGGCGTTGCGCCGACTCGCGGAAGACGGCCAGCTGCATGGCCTTGGCCTTCTCCGCAAAGGCGCGGACCTGGGCGCTGAACTTACTGGCCACGCCTCACCTCAGCCGCCATGTCCACCTGATACGTCTTCGTGCAGCGGCAGCCAATCGTTTCCTCCGGCCCGGCGCCCAAGGCGGTATCGCCGGGGAACCGCAACAACGCCCCGCTCGGGGTCTGAAACGGCTCGCCGAACCTGCGCTTCTGCCCGTTCATGGCCCGGTGACTGTTTCGGGTCCGGTCGTCGCCCGTATCCGACCAGCCGCACGTGACGTTCTCGGGTGCCAGGCGGCCGGCCTCGATCTGCTGCCTGTAGGCCTCATCTCGACCGGCGTTCATCGCCGTCAGCGACTCCGTCCTGGCGATCATCTCGCCTCGCAGCGCCAGCAGGCGGTCGGAGTAGCGGCCGGCGATCTTGTCGATGTCAGCCTGCGACACCGGCTTGCCGGCGGCGATGGCCCGCTTAACGATGCCATCCAGGCGCTTGTCCCGTCGCTGCCGGTCAAAGTACGCCGCCATCTGCCCCGGGTCACCGCTGGCCAGCTGCTGCCGCACGTTCGCGACAAATTGCGACTGCTGCGCCGTCAGGCCAACCACCCCGCCGCTACGCCTACCGGTCTCGCCCACCCGCCCCACCAGCTCCAGTGCGGTCTGGCGCGGGTTGATCCCGGCTGCCATGCCGCGCGTCAGCAGCTGCCGCACCAGCACCCGCTGATCCTCCACCACGCCGGTGATCAGGCGCGACGAGTTCTGCTGCAGCCAGGTCTCCACGCCCTGGTTTCGCATGTCGAACCCGAACCGCAACAGCGGTGTGTTGGTCGACGGGTTGTAGCCGCCGCGCACCTGCTGCCGCAGGGACAGGGTGGGCAGCTCCTTCAGCCCGGCATCGCCGCCGGCAACGAACGCCTGCCGCACCGACTCGGCGACCGGGGAGAATCGCTCCGCATCGAAGCCCAGCGCGTCCAGCACCGCATCCACCTGGCCGACACGCAGCAGCTCCGCGAGCAGGTCCAACTGCACCTGCGAACGCACGCCAGCGACGGCCTGCTCGAACGCGCGGCGGATGGCCGGCTCCAGCCGCCTGGCCAGCATCTCCAGCTCGCGGGGGGTGAGGTTTGCCATCAGCGTCGGGCGTGGAATTCGTAGAGCAGGACCTGGCCACCCGGGGAGAGCGGCTGCAGGTCAACGAAATGGAAAGGCTGGCCGCCCAGCAGGATCCGGTCGTCCTTGGTCGGCGAAATGTCGATCGCGGTGGAGATCAGGCCGAGCTTGTCGCCCTGCAGCACCAGCGTGGTATCGCGGTTGGTGAGGCTGTACTCCAGCTCCACCGCCCTGCAGCTGTGCAGCGTCGGCGTGCCGGGCTGCGGATTGTGTGGCGGGCCGTTGGGCGCGCCGTCTCGCTCCAGTTGCGCGGCGAAGCCGTAACGGTCGATCAGCCGCGTGGCCGTGGCCTGCATTCGGTCGTAGAAGGCGCTCATACGACCCGCACCGTCGGACCGACCGCGGGCGTGTGCAGGAGCGGCGCCAAGATCTCATCGATGGCGGAAATGATCGGCCGGTTCGGGGTCGCGCCGGCGGCGGTGCCATCGGCATAGTTGACCTCGATCGGACCCACCTTCTCCTTGGTGACCTGCTCCACCGCGACGAAGTCAGGCGACAGGCTGCCAGGGTTGGCCAGCTCGCGCAGCGCCGCCTCGTAGGTAGCACGTTCGACCTCATCCGGGATCTCATCGGGCTGGATCGGGTCACCGTCGTAGTCCACAGCACCGGTGCGGGGCCATTCGTTCGGCTGGCCCCGCCCGGCAGTGCGTACGCCGGGGAACAGCGACGACCAGCGGCCGGAGGCGAGAAGCACCCGGTACCGGCCGTCGATGTAGTCCGTGGCGCGGACGAGCGCGCCGGTCCGAGCGTCGTCCGATCCCGCTGCCCAGGCGGCGTTGCCGCGCGCCTGGTGGTAGCTGTCCGCGCCTTCCAGCGTGCCGTACATGGTCAGCCCTCGCCGCCCGGGTTGCCGGTGCCGGCCGCAGCCTTCTCGGCATCAGCGATGGCAGCCTGCAGCTTCGGCAGACCCCAGTTGCCCTTGGCGTCGATGCCCAGCTCCTTGGCGCGCGCGATCAGTGCGTCCTTGTCGGCACCGCCCTCGCCGCCCGGGTTGCTGCCGGCAGCCGGGCCGCTGCCACTGGGATCGCCACTGGTAATGCTCAGGATCTCGGCCTTCACCCAGCCTTGAACCACCGAGTTCTTCTTCAGCTGCTCCCAGTTCGCGACCGGAGTCTGCTCGCCCGGCGGCAGGATGGTGCCGTCCGGAAGCCCGAGGGGACCGGTGTGGTTGTTCGTGATCTTCATGCTTCGCTCCAGTGAGGCCCCGGCAGATCGCCGGGGCCGTGGTGATCAGATGCCGTCGAGGTAGACGACTTCCTTCGGCAGGCGGACGTCCAGGCCGCCCAGGCGCATCACGCCCGGGATGTCCCAGCGAAGCGGGCCGCTCTGGTACGCGGGCAGGAAGCGGTGCGGCATCGGAATGTGCAACTTCAGCACCTGCGGGTCGTTGCGGTAGGCCACCAGCCGGGTGGTGCTGCCAACGCCGGCCGTATCCAGGCCGCGTACGCCGCGCAGGGTCAGCTGCTGACCTGTCTGGACGGTGTAGACGTTGTTGGCCATGAACCACTGCAGCACGGTCATGTCGCTCTGGTCGCTCATCTTGCGGGTGGCGATCAGGAGGTACTTCGACCACGGCAGCAGCATCGTGTTGGCGATGGACGCGGTGTTGGTGCCGTTGAACACGTTCAGCAGCGCCTGGTTCAGCGTGGCGGTGATGAGGTTCGTGTCCGTGCTCGCATCCCAGCCACCAGTGGGTGCCGCAACCGGGGTAACGCCGGCCGCATTGAACAGGCCGGTGAAGCCCTTGCTGGTGTCGCCGAGCAATGCCACGCGGTCGACCATTTCCTCCGACGCCCGGCGCGCGGCGGCAGCATCTTCGGTGGAGAGGCTGATCCCCAGCAGCCGGGCGCGGCCAACCTCTTCCCAGCCGTAGCCATAGCCGATGCCCGCGGTGTACACCGGAGTCTCGAACTTTGCTCGAACGGTGCCGGCCTTGGGAATGTCGTCAGCGTTACCGTTGATCCAGTCGGCCCGGCCGTACTGGTCCTGCGACATGTAGGTCACCGAGGTGGCGAACTCACTGCCGGAGGTATCAACCGGCACCAGCGACCGGTACTGGACGTCCGGGTACACGGTGCGATAAACGCCGGGCTCGATGATCGAGGCCTGCGCGATAACGAAGCCCAGGGCGGCCTGGGCATCGAACAGTGGGGTTGCTCCAAACATGGGATTGGCTCCTTAGCCGAGACGAACGACGGCCAGCTGGCCGGCGGCGGTGGTGCTGGTGTCCCAGCTGGCACCGGGAACTGCGGTGTTCCCGGTGGTGACGTTGGTGAAGGCGCCGGCGGCGGTCAGGTACACCGCATCGCGCGCGGCAACGGCGACCGAGGCGACGACCCAGATGTCACCCTTGGTGCGGATGCGCGCCGACTCGCCCACGCCGAAGGCATCGAGCGTGCGACCGTTGACCTGGCCAGCCGTCACGGTCAGGCCGGATGCCGAGCGGTCCAGCTGGGCGATGCCGACGTACTTGCCGCCGGCGAAAGCCTTCACCGACTTGTCGGTCGCGCCCTGCTCGACGGCCTTGCCGAAGGCGATGGCAGCACCTTCGACGGTGCGGGAGATCTCGGTGGCCGGAAGCATGGTGGCCGGCGCACCAGCGATTGCGACGGGCTGGGTGTCCGGGTAAGTGGTCTGCAGGGCCATGGGTTAGGCCTCCTTCTGGTTGGCGGTGCGGTAATCCAGACCGGCCACGGATGCGGCATAGCCGTTGTCCTTGACCTGGGTCGGCTGCGAGCGACTGTCGCGCATGGCCTGCACGACCGGGTCCTGCGGCTTGGCGTTGGTGTAGAGGCCGTCGAACAGCGCCTCCACGTACGCCTCGTGCTTTCCGGCCACCGCCGCGTCGCCGAGCTTGGCCACCACGGCAGCCTGGCGCACCTGGGCATCGGTCTTGCCGCTGTAGTCCGTGTCGTGCACGGCCTTGGCCTTGGCCACCAGGTCGCCGCGCTGTTGGACGCGCGTATCCAGGTCGGCGTCGCTAAGTACCTGCGCCTTGAGCGCGTCGCGCTCGCCTTCGGCTTTGGCAATGGCCGCGTCCTTGGCGGTGATGGCGGCGTGGTGCGCCGCCTCGGCGGTGCCCGCTGCGGTCTGTGCATCCTTCAGCTGCTGCTGCAGCTTGTTGATCGCCTGGGCGCCGGCGTCGTTCGTGACGACGGACAGCCCATCGACCAAGATGGTCTTGTCGCTCATGTGGTTCTCCTGCGGTTGTGGATGGGCGCTTGGATCCGGTGCACCGGGGGTGCGCCCATCCCCGATGCGAAACTGAGAGCCGGCCCGGCCGCGGCGACACATGGCCAGGTGGTTGTTGCGGATGTTGGTTTGCTTGGCCTGGTAAGGCTCGCCTTCGGGCGTCACGCCGTCCTCCCAGACGATCTCGGCCGAGTAGCCTTGCGATAGCTCGCGCTTGCCGGATTCCCAGTCAGCGATTGCCGCCTGATCCATCAGGACCAGCGGCACGCGGATGCGGGTCTCGTCGTGCGACACCTCGTCGCCGGTCTGCCCCACCGCGTACTTCTTCCAGTTGTCGGCAGTGACCATCTCCGGCGGGTGATCGTTGGTCATAGGGCGGTGAGCGAAGCTGCGCAGCGTCGCGTCAGAGAAAACCTCCTCCGGGGCCCGGTAGACGTTGACCTTCAGCAGGTCGGGCCGCCCAAGCTCCTCACCCAGATATTCCTGGATGCCGGTGCGGGCCACGTAGGCATCAGCCACGAGGTAACCGTCCGCGGTGCGGCGGGGAGCCGACACCGAGACGCGATCAGTCAGGAACACCATGGTCAGTCCTCTCGGATGTCTTCGAAGATTTCCGGCCCCAGCACGATGCGGCCGCGGTACGGCTCGACCTTGGTGAGATCGATAGGCGCCTTGGTCAGGCTGATGTGCGGCGTGTAGTCCGGGTAATCGTGCGAGCCGCCGGCGCGGATGATGCTTTCGTGGCGCCAGCTCAGCTGCGAAGACGCGAACAGCAGCACCGCGGACATGCCACCCAGCGGCTCTACTGCCCGAGGACCGCCTTCCGGAACCACCAGCTGGTCAGAGCCATCGGTGCCCCAGTCATTGGCGTTGCCTGCCTTCATCCAGTCGAAGGCCTGCCGCGAGTAAGCAACTGTCACGTGCAGATCGTCCCGCAGGTCGGTTATGCCCTGGTCCTCCGCCCAAGCCGCGATGTCGCTGGTGTTCACCACCTTCCGGTGTACGTAGAGCGACCGGGGTTCGGCATCGACCACCGGAGTCACCGGCGCGCCGCCTTCCTCCAGATCGTCCTCTTCCTGATCGATCCCGTCCGGGTTTGCTTGCGCCCACTCCAGCATTTCTGCTTCCAGGCCAGGCACGACGCCGGCCTCGGTCAGCATATTCACTGCCACAGTAGACATGACCGCGTCGGGCACCAGGCGGGTGTCGGCAATGGTCTTGATCGTGTCCGCCGTGGTCTTGCCGATGGTCGCCCGCTCCGTGTCGGTGGTCTGCCACAGGCTGCGCCAGTTGTAGAACACCTCCGGCGGCCTGCTGCCCAATGCCGAGCGGATCAGGCACTCGTCCAGCCCCTGCAGTGCCGGCGTCAGCACTAGCTCCTGCCCGGAGCTGATCCGGTCGTAGTAGTTGCGCAGGTCGCCCTCGCCCGTGGAGTTCAGCCCTGCCGGCGACTGGCCCAGCAGCCTAGTCATCGGGATGTCGGACGCTCCCGAGGATAGCTGTAGGAAGGCCATCAGGACGTCGGTCAGGCCGCCGAACTGGAGCTGCTTCTGCTCGTAGTGTTCCTCGGCGTCCAGCAGCAGCGCACCGTTGATGCCCTTGGCCATCATGGCCAGCTGCATCCTGCTCAGCATCTGCGCTTCGTAGGCCGGGTCGGACAGCATCGACATGAAGTTCGGGATCTTGATAACGTCGACCTTCGCTTCGAATACCAGTGAAGCAATGTTGCCGGCCGTGCTGTCGGCGTCCTTGATGGCCTTGCTGATCGCCAGCAGCACCGAATCGCCCCATCCGTCACCAGTGTCCAGCTCCGGATCCGGCTTCGTGGCGCCCTGCAGGATCACCAGCCGGCTTGGATGGATCCGCAGCTGCCCGGCAGTGCCACTGCTGAGGTTGTAGTACGCGGGCCGGCCGTAGCCTGGTGATTCGGGGTCACGGTCCAGCTCTCCTGCCTGCAGCACCCGCTTGGACAGCACGTTGATGTGCTTGATGCCGCCCTTGCCCACCGATTCCGGGTTCAGGGGCTTCAGCGGGTCGGACTGCCCCGTACCGATGTAGAGAGCAGCACCGCCGGCGAGACGTGCGCGCGTAAGCGCTTCGAGCATCTTCTGCTGGAGGCCGAGTCGCTTTTCCTCTGCCTCGATGGCTGAGATCTCGGCCTGGTCAGCGCTCCAGCCGCGCCACTTGCGGCAGCTGTCCATTGCAGGGATATCGATGACCTTCCGCGCCAGCCAGGTGCCGCGGTAGGCATTGTTTGCGTCTGCCTCCGTCAGGAGCGGCAGGCCGTAGAACGAGGAAGCCGCCTTGTCGCGAGGCGTGCCCAGGTTGGCAACCAGGTTGACGAGGCCGTCCCTGATCTGTGCGATTTTGCCCATCAGAGTGCGTTCCCGAGATTGTAGGTGCTGCCGGTGACGAGCTCGGCGAATGCGCCCGAGAGCCCGTCCACCTGGTCATCGTGTTTAGCGTTGGGGAACTCAGCGATCTCGTCCAAGAACGCCGCCACCCATGGGCCATTCACCAGCTTGATATTTCCGGCCTCGGCCTGAGCCTCAACCGGGGTCGCCCGGACCTCCTTCGATCCGGATTCCAGCACCGCCTTGACGTCCCACCCCGCCAGCAGCTTCACCTGGTGTGCGGCGTTGCTCTTGCCGGCGGCGCCAGGGTCCTGCGGGATGCGCACCTTGATGGCCTTGCCATCCTGCAGCGCTGTGTTCTTCAGCATCCGCTCCACGCCGGCGGGCGACACCTGGTCGCGTACGACGTCGAGCACGTAGTAAGTGCCAGCGGATTCCCCCAGCAGCAGACCGACGGTGTAGTCCGGATCGCTGCTGGTTTTCTCCTTTGGGTCGGTGGCAGCGAAGTCCCAGCGCCGAACCTTCCGTGCCGACGCGATCGCCGGTGCTGCCTCCACCACCTCGAACCACTCCCGCTTGAACCGGCCACCGTCGCGCGGCGTCGGGCGCTGCTGGTACTGGCCGGCGTATGCATAGCTGCCCTTCGCGCGCTTCAGCCTGTCGACCTCGGCGCGCGGGAAGCGCTCCGGGAACAGCAGCTCGCCGTCCACCGTGCGCGGGTCTTGGAAGAACAGCTCCCCGTCGACATACGTACGGCACGGGCCGCCCGACTTCTTGCCGTCCTTGTCGACCCGCTCAGCCTCGAACTCCATCGGCAGGTTCAGGTGCACGAAGCCCAGGTCCAGCTCCATGGCCACCGCTGCGACGTCCTGCTGGTGCAGGCGCTGCATGATGATCACCATCGCCGACGACGTAATGTCGTTTAGGCGGTCGGTGATGCCCTCCCGGAAGATCCGAACCGCGGTCTTGCGCTCGGCGTCGCTCTCGGCCGTCTCGGTCGAATGCGGGTCGTCCACCTTCACCCGGTCGCCGCGGCCACCGGTCATCGAACTGAACGGTCTGGCCTCGCTGAAGCCGTTGCCGGTGTTCTCGAACTTCCCCTTTGCGTTCTGGTCGCCGCGCAGCTTCATCGGCCATGCGGCCTGGTACTGGTCGTTCTCGATGAGGCGCCGCAGTTTCAGATTGTCGCGCAGCACGTTGGGCTGGCTGTAGGAGGTGGCCAGCATCTGCAGGTCCGGGCGACCAACCGGCCCCCATTCCCACGCCGTCCAGAACACCATCAACAGCGACTTCATCATGCCCGGAGGCACTGTCATCAGTAGGAACTGGATGCGGCCCTCAGTGACTGCCTCCAAGTGCTTGCACATGGCCCGCAGCGCCCATCCGAACTTCAGCGGCCTGACCGGCTCCAGCACGTGCCAGTGCTCAAGTATGAAGCCCTCCAGCGACTGCGACCGGGCCCGGATGCCCTCAACGTTCTCGGCGATGCGCGCCCGCTCTCGCTCAGTCGCTCGCCTCGCCCGCTCCGCCCGGATCTCCGCCAACGTCGGCAAGCGGACCGAGGATCTGTTCAAGGCGGTCGAGTTCTTCATCCGAGATGTTGGTCAGGTCGTAGGTGCCGATCGCGCCGGTATGGCGGTGCTTCTCCACCAGCAGGCCGGCCAGCTTCCCCTTGCCCATCGTGGCAGTCACCGCGGCGCTCGCCTGCTTCTCCCTCAGCGCCAGCTTCCTGGCCTGCTCCAGCTCGGCCATCAGGCTGTCCACTGTCACGGCGGCCTGTTTGGCCACCTTCTTCTGCCCGGCGCGCAAGGCTGCCTGGACATTCGGATAGGTCAGCAGGCGGGAACCCTGCTGCTTGGCGGTCTTCTCGCTGTACCCCGTGCGGATTGCCGCCTGAGTGCCGTTCTGGTCCTTCAGGTATTCCAGGACGAAACGCTGCTGCTTCGGGGTCAACGGCGGCGTCTGGATGGGAGTCTTTTTAGCCATGGGGGTCCAGAGCGGAAATTCCGCAAGTGGAACGGAGTTGGGACGCCTTGGAACATTGGACCCACGCCAGCGGCAACCGCGGAAGTGGAGCCGGTGGCGTGGGTTAGAGACCCTTTCGGCGAGCGCGCAACCGTTTCGGTACACGTACAGCTGAGAAGCGACCCGCAGGCGTTGCGGTTACCAGTAAACCCACAAGAGGAAACAGTCCCACCATGGAAAGCATCATGACCCCAGAGTTCTTCCAGAGCCTCATCGGGCTAGCCTTCGCGGCTCTGCTACGGAGCGTCCTTCGCCGCGTCCTGAGCCCGGGAACCGCTAGCCGTTGTACCCAAATCGACGTGGCGGTCAGCATCGATCACGGCTTGGCAGGCACGGACGTGGTCGTCCGCGTCTCGTCCGATTTGAACAAGAGCTCCCGCGACCTCTGCTCGTAGTTGGGCTGCCTGGTCACGTTCGACGGCGCCGGCGGCGGCTTGGGACAGGCGAGCGGTATTGCAGGTGGCGAGGTCGTCGCGCAGCTGGAGGCTGCCATCGCGCACGCCAGCAGCAACAGCAGCAGGGACGGCCGTGGCCGCGGTGCGGTCTTCTTCATGCTTGGCTCCGATGGTGGCCAGCGCCTCGGCCTGGCTGTGCTCGACTGCACGGGTCTGGGTGAGCTGCTGGACCTGCCCAGCGCTGGTGCTTGCCTCCTGCCGGGCTTCGCCGGTCTCGGCGCGGTCGCCGCGCCAGGCCCAGCCAGCGCCGAAAGCAGCGGCAGACCAGCCGATGAAGGCCAGCACCGCGATGGTTGCCCGGTTCATCCCGTCACCATGTGCAACCAGGGCTTGATCAAGCCCCACAGCAGAGGGACCAGCCAGAAGAGGATGCCCATCAAGGCCGCACCCGCAATCATCGCCAGGACGATGCCGCCGATGAACCAATTGCCATTTCCGCCGTACATATCAGGCTCCAGAACCCCTGCGGGTCATGCCGAAGAAGTAGCCGATCACCATGCCGGTGGCGTTGTTCAAGCCGCCGATCAGCATGCCGAATGAATCCTTGTTTTCGGGCGGGATAGCCACCGCGATGAGTGCGGCCATGGCCATGCCGAGAAGGAACAGCACCAGGACGGCGATGCCCACCCGGGCCGCGCCGACGTTTCGAGTTGCGAAGGTCATGCGGCACCTGCCAGTGCGTGGATTTCCTCCAGCGCCCAGTGGTACAGGGGCTGGTCTGTGACGGTCACCCGGGTGAGACGCTTGCCGCGCACCTCTTTGATCGCGACCTGTGTGGACTGCTGGACCGCCAGCAGCACGAAGGCAATCCGCTGTTTGGTGGGGTCCGGCTCCTGCAGCACCGCCAGCGCGTCGCTCACCATCTCGCGTATGGCGGTCAGCAGTTCAGCGGTCGGGTTCTTTGCCTTCCGACTCTCCAGCACCACCAGCACGCCCTGCAGCTGGCTGACAGGCGACAGCCGCGGCTTCTTCTTTGCGGCGGTCATGCGATGCCGAACAGCTTCTTGGCCTGCGCCAGCTTGATCGCCCGGTCGGCCAGGCCGTTGAGGCCGCCGTTCACCTTGCGGGTGCTGCCGCGCAGGTCGTCCCGCCGCGCCGGCTCACCGCAGCCGCGCCACACCCAGTACCAGCCGGCCGCCAGCGCCGCGTCGGGCAGCTTCTCCAGCATGCTGGGGTCGCGCACCACCCGGTCGTCCCCGTACAGGGCCTGCGAATAGGCCGTCACGTTCGCCCGCCCGGTCAGGTGGATGAGGCTGAGGCCAGAGAACCGCGCTCCGTCGCCGGGCTGCGTGTTCCCGAGTTTCGCGGCGCCCCAGGCACCGCCGTAGATGGCCTCGGCGATCGCATTGCGCCCGCCGGCGACGATGGCCTTTGCCTGCGCCAGCGTCGTCAGGCCGTTGCGGCCCGGGAAGACCTCCAGCAGCCTCGCGGCGCTGTAGCCGAGGTTCTCCCGCACACGGCTGAAGCCCTGCGACTCGACCGCCATGTGCGCCAGGAAGTGGGACTTTTCCAGCGCCGACACGATGCCGAATCGGATGCAGACGTCTTCCAGCGGCTGCGCGTACATGCCGGCGCCCATGGCGGCCGCGACTGTTTCAGTGCTCACCATGGTGTCTCCGTGGTTGGTAGCAGCGGCCCGATTCGAACGGGCGACCTCCGGGTTATGAGCCCGGCGAGATGCCTCTTCTCCACGCTGCAAAAGGTGCCCGCCCCGCTACCGGCTGGTGCGAATTGACATGGTTGGTCCGGGGGGCCGCGGGCGTAGAAGGCCGATCACCACCGCTGGATAGGCACCTTGGCTGGGGTCATGGACCCAGCCGCTCTCCGCCCCGGAGTAGGTGCCGGCCCTTGTCGCCTCTCGGCGAGGTGTTCAGGCCTGGTCGCTCGGTGGTCAATCGGTGTTGGGGGTCAGGAACGCAGAAGCCCCGGCTTTTGGCCAGGGCTTCGGGGACAATTCTTGACAGTTGCAGAATCAGACCATTCTATGACGTCACTTGTCAACGCTTTTGTTGGATCGTCGCCAGGACCTGGTTGTGCAGAACCAATGGATCCATCGAGGTTGATAGAACCGTAGAGCAATAAGGGCAGTTGAACGTCACGCCAGCGAAAGTTCTGCCTCCGCTGCGGACCTCGATGGCATCGGTATTCACATGCATAACCAGCTTCTCGCACTTTGGACACTTGCCTCGCATACCGGTCACTCCTTTGGGCGGAGTCCTGAGTCTATGCGGCAAGCCGGCCCTGAAACCAGTGCATCGCCTTTTGCAGTTCGTACCGATATTGCCTCAATGTCAAAGTCCCACCGTACTGCTCAGCCACCATCCGCGCCTTCACCGCCTGGCTGGCCGAAACAGTGAACTCCGTGCGGAGGATCAGCGCACGCATCGGGTACTGCCGCGCCATCGATGCCAGCGCCCGATCAACCCAGCGCAGCTCGTCAGGCGTACCCATATCCACCGCGATCTCCGCGTTGTCGTGCGGCTTGTCAGCATCATTGGCCGCGCGCACCGGGTCGACGGCCCAGGTCGGCAGCATCTGCATGCCCTGCACCCCGGAGCGCGCGGCCATGAAGCGGCGGCGGGATTCCCCGTCCCGCCCCACCAGGTCCTGCATCGCCCGCTCCCGGGTCAGCGGGGCGTGGTCGCGAACCTTGTCCAGCACGTGCACGCTCCGGTCGGCGCGGCTCAGCGCGAAACGGTTCACCTGGGCGTGGCCCCAGCGGCGGAGTTGCTCGGTCAGCGGATCGTTATTGCGCATCGCGCAGGCCCTCCAGTACGGCAGCATCGAATCGGAACACGGGCAGGCGCCCGTCGGTATCGCAGCTGCCTTGCCGCGCGGTGAAGCCCTTGCAGTGGTACCCATCGGCGCCCTGCTGCCGGAACTGGCAAGCCCAGCACCGGCCGTGCCTGCGGAGCTGCAGGCTGTACCGCTTTCGCAGCCGCAGGTTGCTGATCGCCTCGCTGTCGGTCATGCAGCCAGGCCATCCAGCAGCGAGGGCGCCGCGGCCACCGGTTCGATCGCCACCTCCAGGCGCGCGCCGCGCTCGTCTGGCTCCATCCGCTCCAGGACGATCCGCCGCAGCTGCTTGTCGTCTGCCCAGACAACGCCGTTCAGGGCATCGGACAGCACCTTCTCGCAGTTGCCGAGGTCAATGCACTGGACCGTGTCATCCCAGCCACCAGGATCGCGACGCGCACGCTTTGCCCAGTCCTGTGGCCGATTGGGGAACAGGCGGACCAGCAACGCCATACGGCCCGGGAGCGGCGCGTAGATGCCCGCTGTCGCGGCGATCAACCGCACGTCGCGCTTGTAACGCTCTGCCTCGGGCGTCACATAGGTCATCGCGGTCGAAAACTTGGCACCCTTCCGTTTGATCACTCGGGTCGCCCAGTAGCGGTTTGCGCTGATGGGGTATGGCAGGGTCAGGTTGATGCTCATCGTGCCCTCCGGCGCGCGGCCGCGTTCTCGCTGTCCTGCGCCAGCCAGCCGAGTTCGTGCTGCTCGTGCAGGTCGCGTACCAGCTTGGTGCTGCCCTGGTACGGGTTGGCGCTGCGCGGCTTACCGCCGCGGCGGGCTGCCCTGCCCTGTTCGTGGGCGGTCGCGTATCGCTTTTCGTCGTTCATGCTGCTGCGTCCTTCAGTGCTGACTGCTGGAGTAGTTGGTCCTGATAGGCCTGCCATGCCTCGGTTCCGCGGCCAAGGCCGGGCAGCGCGTCGAGCGTCCACATGCGGAACTCGCGCGCCTGCTCCTGGAAGCTGGGCCCATAGACGGCGTACATGGCCTTACCGCTCTTGCCGGGCATCGGGATGCCCTGGTGATGCCAGTCGCCCATGGCGACCACGGCGTGCTGGCCGATCTGCTTCTGGCCATGCAGGTCGCCGACGTTCCGGTGGTGGATCCGGACCGCACCACAGCCGATGCCGCGCTGCAGGCCGGCAGCGTGCCGCCAGCGGCAGACCACGCACCCAAGTGCCCGAGCGGCGTCCTGATACGCCAGCTCAACCTTCGAGGGGGCTTTCATGGCACGCCTCATCAGCGCGCCCCCATCTGAGGCCATTGCAATAGAATCGGCCCATCGCACCCCATGGAACGCAAATGGAAAGGTCCAAACTCGGCAAGGATTCGCTGGTGGTTAGCGCGATGTGCTTCGGTTTCGGCGCGTTTCTTGCCTGGGCATTGATGTCTGATCACCCTGGTCCCGCCAAGGCAAGCATCGAATGGCCCGCGTGGGTACAGGCCGTTGGTAGCGTGCTGGCGATACTCGCTGCCATTGGTATCGCCATGTGGCAGCGGCAAGTGGAGAGAGCCGACCGCAAAGTGGCCAACGCGTCCGCCGCCAAGAGTCTCGGGGTTGTCGTGCTGCGAGAAGTGAGAGAGCTGCGTAATCGTCTGTTGAAGGCCCCGAACAAGGTGCGCGAGCCATTCCATGAAACCCAGGGCAAGCCCATCCCGAACATCACCATCCCGCAAGCACTCTGGGACGTCGCGCCCGCGCTTCATACGCTCGGCCGCCCGTCGGATGCCGTTACGTCCGCTCTTTTTCACCTGCAGGAAGCCCGCGAGCTGGCGCAAGGAGGACTTCTCTGGGGGGAGCATAGCGCCCAGTACATCCGGCACATGACCCACGCACTCGACGCCTGTGATCTGGCTATCGAGCAGCTGCGCGCGACTTTGGGGGGCGCCGAATAGCAACAGCATCAGCAACCCTCCCGGGGCTTCTGGATGATCAGCTCGACGGCCTCGCGACTCTCTGCGGCCAGACCCCCGAACACCTCACGGCGCAGCCAGCCGATCCAACCGCCGTCACCGGTACCGCCGTCCCACAGCTCGTTCCAGCGGCCCTCGTCCATGTCAGCGAAGTTCAGCGATTCCGCCTCGGTGCGGGTGAGCTTCCCGATGCCGGGCAGGTCGTATTCGACGGCCTCGCAGCCGATGCCGGACTCTTCCTGCAGCTTCTTCAGCGCGTCGTGTTGGGACAGGCCGGTGAACGCCTCTACGTTGTCGGCCAGCCAGCCGGCCAAGACGTGGGCCTTGCGGTAGAACTTCGGGTTGCGGTCCTGGCGCAGCGTCGCCCGCAGCAGCCGGCCCGTGCCGAACTTGCGCTCACGCAGGGACCGTTGGTCAACCGGATGTGCCGGCACCAGCGCGCCGATCATCTCGCCGGTATCGGGGTCCACCAGCTTGCGCACCTCCAGGTTTACGTCCCGAGTGCGCAGTTTCTTCTTGGCCTTGGCCAGGGCAGTCGTGTTCATTCGTCGTCTCCTACGGCCATGTCACGGCTGCTACGGCGGCGCCCGCGCGGCTTCGGCAGATCGAAGTCGTCCTGTCCGCCGGCGGACGCCGCGGCGACCTTGACGGTGTAGTTCGGACGCGGCCCGGTGTAGTCGTCGAAGGAGCTGCACTGCAGGCGGTGTTGCAGGTAGCAGGTGCCCGTCTCGCCTTGGCGGTTCTTCGCCACGATCAGCTCGGAGATTCCGGGCGCGCCGCAGGCTTCCTTGGTGTAGTAGTCGTCCCGATACAGGAAGGCGATCACATCGGCGTCCTGCTCGATGGCGCCGGACTCGCGCAGGTCCGCCATGCCCGGGCGCTTGTCGGTCCGAGCTTCCAACCCACGATTGAGCTGGGAGAGCGCGATAACTGGGCATCCCAAGTCCTTGGCCAGACCCTTCAGCTGGCGGGAGATGTAGGACACCTCCGCCGTTCGGTTCTCCGACTTCGGCTTCCCGCTCAGCAGCTGCAGATAGTCCACCGCGATCAGGCCCAAGCCACCTGGCACCTTGGAGTGCATACGCGCCGCGCGCGCAGCCATGGCGTCCACCGAGAGATGGCCGCAGTCGTCGATCGCGAGGGGCAGTGATTGCATGTAGTTCCTCGCATACGACAGGCGCGCCCACTCTTCGTCCGAGAGCGCGCCCTTTTCACGCATGCGACTCAGGTCGACGCCGGCGTGCGCTGCCATCATCCGCATGCTCAGCTGTGCCGCGGACATCTCCAAGCTGAAGAAGGCGCAGTGCCGGCCGCCGGCCGCGGCGTCCTCGATCCAGTTCAGGGCCAAGGCGGTCTTCCCCATCGATGGGCGAGCCGCCAGAACCATGAGGTCTGTGGGTTCCAGGCCAGGGATCTTGCGGCGCACGCTGCTCCACTTCGGCGCGATGCCGAGGTTCCCTTCGCCGTGAAAGCGCGCCTCCATCTCGTCCCAAGCCTTCTGGGCGCCACTGCGCACCATCACCAGTCCGCCGTTGCCGCTCGACTTCACGGTCAGGCTGGCCAGCTTCGTCGCCGAGGCAGATACCACCTCCTCCGCCTCGTCGTCGCTGGCCTGGTAGGCGCTGTCTGCGATCTCCGTGGTGGTGTCGATCAGCTGCCGCAGCAACGCCTTGTTGCGCACGATGTCGGCGTATGCGCGGACGTTGGCGGCCGAGGGCGTCGAACCGGCCAGCTCGTACACCGTGGCAATCAGTCCCTGCGCGCCGCTCTCCACGTTGGCCGTGATCCAGTCGCCCACGGTTACCACGTCGATCTCCCGCTTCAGGTCTGCCACGCCGCAGATGCCTTGGTAGATCAGCTGATGCTCGCGGCGGTAGAAGTCCTCCGGCGCCAGCTGGTCGCGGACCTGGGCCAGCGATTCGCTCACCAGCAGCAGCGCGCCAATCACTGACTGCTCGGCCGGCACCGAATGGGGCGGCATGCGCAGCTGGGCGACATCGTCCAGGTAGTCGGGCATCGCGATCATGCGGCCTGGTCCTGCTGCGCCTGCTGTTCCAGCCGCTCCCGTTCCCGCTCGGCGTCACGCTCACGCTTCACCTGCACGCCAGCTGTGGTCAGCTCGCAGCCGCCGCCGTCGGGACACCACCAGAGCTTGAACCAGTTGCGGCGCACTGCGTCGCGGAAGTGTGCACGCCAGTCTTTCTGCTGCTTTCCGCTGTCACGGTGCTTGATGGCGAACTCGCGCCATGCCAGCGCGATGAAATCCTTCGGGATTCCGGCGTCCTCGGCGAAATCGAAGATCGGGTCATCAACGCGGATCATCCGCTCCCCTGCCGCACGACAGGCCTCAACGAACTTGGGGAAGGTGATGCCGTCGCGCTTCGGACGCTTCACCTTCGACTTCGAACCCACGTCCTCGCCCCCCTTGGGGGGTACGGGGGGTTCTTGTGTTCCTTGGGGTGTTAAAGCTGGGGTGTTAGGGTCGTCCTGCGCGACCACCCCTGGTTGCCCTGCGCGACTAGGGTGGTCGCCCTGTGCGACTAGGGGTGGTTGTTCTGTGCGACTACCCTGGTCGTCCTGCGCGACCACCGGAAAGGCGATCTGGTAGGTATTCGAGTCGGCTTCGATGCGGCCGGATCCGCCAACCACACGAACGCGGCTGCGCTTCCTGAGCCACCCCTGTGACACCGCGATTTCGACATGGCGGATGACCGTCGCACGATTGAGCGATGCACCCGCCGCGATGGTTCTGTAGGACGGGAAAGCGCCATCACCGTGCTGATTCATGTAGGTGCCGATCACCAGCAGCACCAGCTTCGTGGAGCCCTCCAGATTCGACTTGGTCACGGCCGACTGCCACGAGAATTGGACGCTCATGCAGCCCCCTTCAGTACCAGCAGAACGCCGGCGATGTGCCAGAGCTGACGAACGCTGACCATTGCCTTGCCCGTTGCATCCATCGCGAAAAGCCCGTTCTCTCTTCGGGCGAAGGATGTGGCCCGCAGCCTGCGAACTCGGCGCGACGTGCGCGATTGGGTACCGGTCATGCCCCACCCCGCTCCGCCGCAGCGTCAGCGTGCTGGCCGACCTGCACGATCGCGGCCTGGACCAGCGCACAGGCCCGGCCGATCTCGTCCGCCTCGTTGGGGCTGATCTGGCCGTCGGCCAGGGCATCAGCGATCAGCTGCGACAGATCGCCCTTGGCATGCGCGGCCGCCAGCAGCGCACCGATCATCGAACCCGACTGCGGCGCCTCCACCCGCTGCACCACGAAGCCGTGGTCTGCCGCCATCGCGTGCAGGATGCGGAAGTCACCGGACTTCCCCATCAGTTCGTTGGCTTCCTGCAGGCTCAGCAGGTTCCGGTCGTTGTTCGGGTTGACCTTGCCGCGCAGTGTGGCGGCCGACATCCCCTTGGACATGCGGGGCGCGAGAGACTCGCTGCCGCCGGGGTACTCGTGGACGGTGTCATAGGCGGCGTCGGAGACATTCATGGGCGGACTTCTCGATTGGAGACGCCTGGGCGTCGGCGGCGCACGATGGGCACCATGGATACGGTCAGATCAGGGGTGGATGAGGGTGTCGCCCTCCTTGCGGTAGGCTGCTGTTTCCACACGAACAGCCCGCAAGGAGGGCGACATGAACCAAGGGAACGAACCGATCAGCTTGTTGGCAGTGGCAGAGCGCTTGAAGACGCTGGAAGACAGCCACCGCCGCTTGAATGCACGAACGATGGCGCTGCAGCAGGTCGTCGAGGTGCTGGCCTGGGGCTGCTGGCACGAGCGGAGCGAGGTATCCAAGCGGCTCTTGGAATCGGGGCAGAAGTCGCTGGCGGCGATCAACACATGGCCGGAAGAGCTGCAGCAGGAGGTGGTCAACGTCTGGAACCAGGCGTACCAGCAACTTGCAGATCCGGATGCCGGAGCGTCGTTCATCGGGATTCGCCCGGAGTAGTCGAATCAGGCCGAATGGCGACCGTGCCCTCTTCGATCACGAAGGGGCCGGTCACTGCGCTTGTGCAGCAGAGATTCCCGTACTCCACGGCCTTTGGGCTGCCTTGGGCGGTGGTGTTGATCTGGACCGCATCCGTCCTGCCCGGCCTCAACAGCCAGGCCTGCGCCCACATCCGGGGATTCCAGCGGTCAGGCAGCACGGTCCACCTCCGGGCCGCCGGTGGGCTCGTCGTTGGCTGGGGTCTGCCGGTAGTCGCCGAACAGGTCCGGTCGAAGCGCTCTTGCTTGCCACTGCCGGCCTTCGGGAAGCGGATCGTCGTCCGGCCATTGCGAAACAGCACCAGCGGTAACCCCGAAGAATCGGGCCACGTCGGCATCTTTGCCGCCGAGGGCGTCTCTCACTGCTCGTTTGGTCATATCCATGGCGGCAAGTGTAGTGCGCTAAACGCACAACGGCAAGCCCACTAAACGACCAACTCGTTAAGCTCACTAAATGAGAGACTCATTCGCTGCCCGCATGGCCCAGGCCGTCCGTGAATCCGGACGCTCCCTGCAGGACATTGCCACAGACGCTGGAACAACGAAGGGCCAGGTCAGCCAGTGGCAGACCGAGGGCAAGGTGCAACCAGAGAACATCAAGGCTCACGTAGTCGAGAGCATTTGTTCTGCCCTCGGTATTCGGCCCCGGTGGCTTCTGTATGGGGAAGCACCAATGCGGGGCGATGCCGCACCCTCTTCCTCCGTCTCCGTTCCTGAGATACCCACCGGGTATGTTCGCTTCCACATGATGGAAGGTCAGGCATCAGGAGGTGGTGGCGTGATCAATCAGGACTTCCCTGCGGTTCTTCGCGAGGTTGATGTTGCGGAGTGGCAAGTTCGAAGCCAGATAGGTTTTCTTCCAGAGCAAGGCCGGGTCCAGCTGATCACAGTCCACGGTGACTCGATGTTCCCAGACATCCGAACTGGAGACGTGCTGATGGTCGACACTGCGCGCCGCTATTACGAAGGCGACGGCGTTTACCTGATCAACCTCAACGGGTACACGATGGTTAAGCGGTTGCAGATGCTGCCGAATGGACTGCACATCGTGAGCACGAACCCAAAGTACCAGAGCGCAGTAGTTCCAGCAGGTGAGATGGATACTTTGCACGTGGCTGGGCGCATCGTAGGCGGTGCAATCATGCGCCGTGGGGAAGAGTTCTAGGACCAAGCACAAGGAGCGTTACGTGGCATTGATGAACTGTGCAGAGTGCGGAAATCAGGTGAGCGACAAGGCGGCGTCATGTCCGCATTGTGGAGCACCCATCGTATGCAATGTGGCACCGTCCGCGCCCCCGGCGACGCCTAAAGCCGTCACCTTCACGCCTGCATCTGTTGCGGCATTGATCATTGCTGCGGTGGTAGTTCTTGTGTTTTTCCTGACAGTATCCGGCCCGAGCGATGGCGAAGCTCAAACCAGAGCACGCGAGCGTCACGCCGTTGAGTACTGCGAAAGCGAGTACGAGAGAATGAATGCCGACCGCCAGTACACCCCTGACGTCCTCAGATTCCATTCTCTGACCTGCAAGAAGATGCGCGACGACTTCCAGGCAAAATGGGGGCGTGCCCCTTAGCCCGCTTCCCTATCCAGCAGCGCCCCGCTTGTCGGGGCTTTTTTTTGCCTCGCCGGTGGCGTAGAGCAACTTTTGTTTAGCGAAGACGTTTAGGGTGCTTGACGCGTATCGTTTAGGACGCTAATCTCACCGCCGTCGCCCAGCAACCGTGCCGGGCCGCCGGAGAACGTCATGGACCAGCCCGCCAGCAAAACCCCGCCCTCGGCCCATCCGGCCGACGAGATCCGCCAGCAGCGGAACATCGCCATCATCCTGCGCACCCACCTGCTGAATCAGGGGCTGGACATGCCGGGCTGCGACACCGCCTACATGGCGGCTTACTGGGCTACTCATGACTGCCAGACCGCATGGGAAGCCGCCCGCCGCCACCAGCTGGTGATGCTGGGCGAGGCCATGGACATCGTGGCCACCGGCCGCGACGCACGCAGCGATCGCTCGGGCATCACCTCGCTGGAGCTGCAGCGCCGCCGCGACGCCCGCCAGGAGCTGATCGACCGCGTGCGTGGCTTGGCCAACCCCTTCGATGTCACTTCGCAGGCTGCCGGCGACCAAATCCAACGCGGCAACGCTGACCTGGAGCGCGCGGCATGAGCGCCGTCATCCTCTCCTTCACCCCGTCCGTCCGCTGCCAGCGCGCTGCCGGAGCCTTCGCCGCCGTGAACATCGCGGCTCGCCGCATGGGCTATGCCGACCACCTCGCCTACCGCGCCGCGCGCCTGGCTCGCGACGAGGTCATCGCAGGGAAGAAGAGCGCCGCGCGCGCCGTGGCGGACATGAAGGCAGACCTGAGCCTGGCCGCTCGCGAAGAGCCGAGGCTGGCATGAGCGAGTTCTACGCCGGCTTCTGCTACGGCGCGGGCGTCGGTGTCCTGGTCGTTGTCGCCGGACTCTACCTCGCCGACCTGGTCTGGCCCTGCCTCTCCATTCCGCAAAAGGAGCAGTGATGCGCCGTTTCCAACCCCTCTTTTGGTGCTCGGTGCTGCTGGGCGCATGCGCGGCTCTGATCGCCGCCTGTGCTGAGCACAAGGGCCTCGCCGCCGCGGCGTTCGTCGTGCTGGTGGCCCTGTTCGTCGGCGCCTGGCTGGCTGCCGAGTGCCGCTTCCTGCTGACGGTGCTGCAGCGCGCCCGCCGCATCCGGCAGATCCGCGCCGCGCGCGCGCCGGTCGCCATTTGCACCGACGACATCCACTAATCCCCAACCCCGCCGGCGGTGGCCGGCCCCATAGCTGAGGTCCACATGCCTGCTTTCGAGTTGAAGGAACACCCCGCCAGCATCGCCAACGTCAACAACCGCATCCAGCGACACGGCGAAGAGCGGCAGCTGGCCGCCGACATCAAGTTCAACCTGAGCGCGCCCAACAACATCCTGGACGCGTTCGATCCCTCCCTGCGCAAGGACCTGTTCCGGAAGCCCGGCAGAGGCGAGCAGCAGTCGCTGACGCAGATCGGCGAGGCCCTGACGGAGGTGAAGCACACCTGCCTGGAGCCGCTGAAGCTCAACCACGAGTTCACCGGGTATGAGCTGCAGATCGACGGCCACCTGGATGGCACCGAGCCGATCGTGCTGGTGGACGTGAAGCTGAAGAAGTTCGTGGCCACGCCGCGCGAAGGCGGCAGCGTCGACCTGTCCTTCACCGCCTCCGCCGAGATCGACAGCTCCGAAGCAGCCGAGCTGACCGAAGCGTTCCTGCGCGAAGACATCCGCCTGAGCCTCTCGCGCCGCGAGAAGGCCGAGCAGCAGCAGCCCGACCTCGCAGCCTGATCCCCCTGTAGTCCGTCCCCCTGCGGACTACACCCCCGCGCCGGCCGGGCAACGCCGGCAACTCTCCAACCGCCCAGGAGCACAGCATGACCAACAACACCCCGGCCGCTGGCCGCATCCAGCTGTTCGACGTCGATTCCTCGCAGATCCACAGCATCGGGCACGACCCGGCGACCAACACCCTGGCCATTCGCTTTACCAAGGGATACGGCGCCAACCGCGGCCCCGGCTCGCTCTACCACTACGACAACTTCACCGCCGCCGACTTCGATGCCTTCAAGGGCGCCGAGTCGCTGGGCAAGCACTTCGGCGGTTACATCAAGGCGTTCCCGGCGAAGTACCCGTATCGCAAGGTCGCCGAGGAACAGCAGGCCGCCTGACCGTCCACGGAGAGGAATGCGCTAGCTGAGCGCTATGTCCGGGAGCGGTGAAGCGGCCAAGTCGAGGCATCGATCACGGCGAAGGTGGCCCACCAGTCAGGGCGCGAAACAGGCTTCACCCGGCAGGAGCAAGGCAGTTGATCTGCGCCGGTTCGGTCCCGCATCGCAGCAAGCCGGAGATCAGCACCGGCCCTCTCCTCCAGTAAACCGCGGGTTCGATTCCCGCTAGGTGGCGACGTTCTGGTGAAGACGAGATGCGGTTCGATTCCGTGATGGGCATTGGAAGCCAAAGCCCGCGTGGTCCCGGCGATACGGGGCACCTCATTCCCACAACGCCGGTCATACCGGCCGGAGATCCATCGACATGAACGTTCCAGCAGTCCAGCAGCAGAATGCGGTGGCGGCACAGCCGCGCCAGCAGTTCGACCTCAGCCCGCAGACGTTCGAGCAGGCCCTGACCTTCGCCGACTACCTCGCCGACAGCGACCTGGTGCCCAAGGACTTCAAGGGCAAGCCGGCCAATTGCCTGATCGCGATGCAGTGGGGCGCCGAGCTGGGGCTGAAGCCGCTGCAGGCGCTGCAGAACCTCGCGATCATCAACGGCCGCCCCGCGCTGTGGGGTGACGCCGTGATCGCGCTGGTGCGTAGCTCGCCGCTGTGCGAATACATCACCGAATCGGACGACGGTCACACGGCAGTCTGCCGGGTGAAGCGCCGCGGCGAGGCCGAAGAGGTCCGCACTTTCAGCATGGACGACGCCAAGGTGGCCGGGCTGCTCGGCAAGGCTGGCCCCTGGACGAACTACCCCAAGCGCATGCGTCAGATGCGCGCCCGCGCCTTCGCCCTGCGCGACGTGTTCGCGGACGTGCTGCGCGGCATGCCGATCGCGGAAGAGATCATGGACATTCCGGCCGCCGGTGAGCCTGGTCGCGGTGCGATCGAAGGCAAAGTCGAGAAATCCGAGAAGGCCCTGCCCCTTTACTCGGAAGTGGATTTCAGCGCGAACCTGCCGAAGTGGTGGGACATCATCGCCAGCGGCAAAAAGTCCGCCGAGGACCTGATCGCGACGCTGCAGACCAAGGCTCGCTTCACGGCCGAGCAGCTGAAGGAAATCCGGAACCCGCCGACGGATGAAGACGAAGGCGAGCCCCAGAGCGACGTTGCCGCTGCTGCTGGCGGCCTTACCCAGACTGCAGTGGAGCGCTGACCATGAAGATCGTGAGCCTGATCCAGGGCACCCCGGAATGGCACGCCCACCGTGCCAGCCACTTCAACGCCAGCGATGCGCCGGCGATGCTGGGCCTGTCCCCGTACAAGTCCCGCGCGCAGCTGGTCCGCGAGTTGGCCACCGGCGCGGGCGAAGAAATCGACGCCGAGACGCAGCGCCGCTTTGACGATGGGCACCTCTTTGAGGCGCTGGCGCGTCCGGTGGCCGAGCAGATCATCGGGCATGAGCTGTACCCGGTCGTCGGATCGGACGGTCCGTATTCCGCTTCCTTCGACGGCCTCACGCTGCTGGGCGACATGGCCTTCGAGCACAAGTCGCTGAACGACGCGCTGCGTGCCGCCATGGTTGAAGGGTGCACCGGTGCTGAGCTTCCGGAGCTCTACCAGGTGCAGATGGAGCACCAGCTGATGGTCAGCGACGAAGCCGATCGCGTGCTGTTCATGGCATCGAAGTGGAAGAAGGACGGCCAAGGCGAGTGGCAACTGGTCGAGGAGCGCCACTGCTGGTACACCCCGAACCCCGAGCTGCGCGCGCGTATCGTCGCCGGCTGGGCCCAGCTGGAGGCTGATGTTGCTGCCTACGAACCGGAAGCACCTGCAGCACCGGTCGCCGCCGGCCGCGCGCCGGACCAGATGCCGGCGCTGCGCATCGAGGTTACCGGCATGGTAACCGCCTCGAACCTGGCCGAATGGAAGGAACGGGCCATCGCGGTGTTCCAGGGCATCAGCAAGGACCTGACCACCGACCAGGACTTCGCCGACGCCGAGAAGACCGTCAAGTGGTGCGGCGAGATCGAGGAGCAGCTGAAGGGGGCCAAGCAGCACGCCCTCAGCCAGACCGAGAGCATCGACGAGCTGTTCCGCACCATCGACGCGATCAGCGAGCAGGCCCGTGCAACGCGGCTGGCGCTGGACAAGCTGGTCACGAAGCGGAAGGACGAGCGCCGCACGGAGATCGGCAACAACGCCCGCCGTGCTGTGCAGGACCACGTGCGCGGCATCAACGAGACGCTGGGCGAGCATGGCCTGCAAGTGCCCTCCACGCTGATCGCCGACCTGCAGGCGGCCATCAAGGGAAAGCGTTCGTTCGCGAGCATGCAGGACGCCGTCGACGCGGTGGCCACAAACGCGAAGATCACCGCCAGCCGGGCCGCCGACCGGATCCGGGCCAACATCGCGATCCTGGCCGAGCACCCGGACCACGCCACGCTGTTCGCCGACCGCGTGCAGCTGTGCGCCAACAAGGCGCCGGAGGATCTGCGCAACCTGGTTGCTGCGCGCATCGCCGATCACCAGCGCGCTGAGCAGGCCAAGCTGGATGCCGAGCGGGAGAAGATCCGCGAGGAAGAAGAAGTCAGGGCGCGGAAGTTGGCAGCCGATGAAGTCGTGGCCCAGCAGCAGCGGGAAGCGGCCGAGCGTTCTGCTGCCGCCCCGGCCCCTGCCCCGGTCGAAGCCGCAGCGCCTGTGCAGCAGGCGGTCGCCCCGACGCCGCGCCCGGTACCGACGGCGGTCGCCAGCAGCAGCGCACCGCCGGCAGCGGCCGCCCCGCGCGAGGTGGTCAAGATCAAGCTGGGCGACATCAACGCGCGCATCGCCCCGCTGTCGGTCTCGGCCGACGGCCTGGCCCAGCTCGGGTTCAAGCCGATCAATGCCACCGGTGCGGCCAAGCTCTATGACCAGTCGCAGTTCCCGGCTATGTGCGAGGCCCTGATCGAAGGCCTGCGCGGCGCCGCCGAACAGTACCCGATGGCCGCCTGATGGACACCAAGACCTGCACCGGGTGCCACCGCTGCCTGCCGCTGGATTCGTTCCCGCGCGCCGGCAAGCGGGGCCATGAGCCGACCTGCGCCATGTGCACCAACGACGCGCGCCGGTTGCGCACGCCGCTGCCGGCGCTCAAGCCGGACCCGGTGCAGGTCAGGATCAACAACACCTTCAACCTGTGGCACGGGCCGGTGAGCCGCGTGCCGCTGAGGATCGCAGCATGATCGACGTTCGCCGTCCCTGCCCGACCTGCAACCGCGAGGCGCAGTTGGTCAGCGGCCAGGAGATCTATCCGCACCGCCCGGACCTTTACCACAAGCCGTTCTGGGCGTGCCTGCCCTGCCGGACCTGGGTTGGCTGCCACGCAGGCGGTACGCGCCGCCTCGGGCGTCTGGCCACCGACGAAACGCGCCGCCTCAAGATCGACGCGCACGCGGCGTTCGACCCGATGTGGAAAACCGGCTCCATGAAGCGAAAGCAGGCATACGCCTGGCTCGGCGAGCGGCTCGGCCTGTCCGATCGTGATTGCCACATCGGCTGGATGAGCGATGAGGACCTGCGCCGGGTTGTCGAAATCTGCGAAGGAGCAGCCGCATGACAAGCATCCACGCACAGACCGTGTTCGACGCCGCCACCGCGCGGCAGAAGGCCGCCGAGGCCGAGCAGCTGGCCGCCGACGTGGCCGCCTTCCGAAAGGCCGGCGGCAAGGTCCAGGTGCTCGGCACCACCGGCATCGACAAGAAGGGCATCAGCCGCCGGCAGGTGGTCGAGGGTGGCGCAGAGCGGCGCAAGGCCGCGAAAAAGGGAGCGGGCGCATGAACTGCCCGTTCTGCAAATGCGACCCGTACCACTACGTCGACAACGGCTGCGGCTATGAGGCAGTGGCCATCACCTGCTGCGAGATGGGCATTTCCCTCTATTCGAGAAACGCATCCGAGAGCGCAGCAGCACGCCGCATTCTTCGCCTGCGTAGAAGCCATTCGCCGCGTCGCAAGGCCCGCGCGCAGAAATTGCTGGCCCGCATGGAAGCCGGAGAGTACCCATGAGCCGCCTTATCACCCGCCGCGCACCGAAGAAGAACGGCGGCTTCAGCTGGGGCCGGTATCCGATTGGGCTGCCCCGCATCGTGGCCTATCGCCTGTTCCGCCGCGACCACACCGGGGCCCTGCACTTCGAGGGTTTCACCGCCCAGCCGCACCACACACGCACGGAAGTTGCCCGGGGCTTGCGCGCCGCCTGCCACCGCTTGCGCGATCGCGTGGATGAGATCGACCTGGCGGCGATGGGGGTGGCGGCGTGATTGCACGCTCATTGAAATCGGGAGTAGTCCTCTGCATCGATCCCTACGAAGGCGCGGAAGCGGTTCGCGTACTCAATACTGAGGACCTTGAAGAATTTCAAATGTTCTTCAAGGAGCTCGAAATCGTCCGGCCTTCCTTTGTAGGCGAAACGATACTGCTGGCCAATGTACTGACGTGGGCTCTCCACCACCCGACCCTGCATACGGTAGGCCAAATTCCTCATGTTGCTGCTGTGGCCTATCAGAGTCGCGAGATCAGGGCCGAGAGCGTCGGGAAGATCATGTATGCGACCCAGCACGCTTTCGGACTGTGGAACAACCGAGAACTTTGCATCGTCCAGCACTTCAATGAGCAGATCGTGGTCTTCGATCAGCACCTGTCCATCCACGACACGAACAGCTCTTTTGATCGGCGAGAGCATCGCGCTGAGTCGTGCCGGCAAGCTAGACACTTCGTGCAAGAGCAAGCGTCCCAGTATCTGCGCGTTCGCACGCTGCTGAGCGAGTACTTGATCACTCTGCTGCTTCGCTATTGCTTTGGCGTCCTCAGCGATCGCGGTCGCACGCTTCGACGTTCGATTTGCGACCGACGCGACCAAGATCGTACCGATGGCCGCACCGAGACCGACGATTACTGCAGCCCAGTCAGCCAGATTCCCAACATCCGCTGCGAGCGGACAGATCTCGATTCCCATAACCCCTCCCTGTTGGAGCCGATTCTGCCATGAACGCGATCCACCCGAACGACCGCATCTACGCCCTTGAGGTGGCCGTGCGCCTGGCCCAGGAGAATCAGGCCGAGCTGAAGGTGCAGCTGGACCTGCGCGAGATGCTGGCCGAAGCCAGGAAGGACGCCCGCTGATGCCGGCCTTGGTGCTGGCGCCGGTCACCGCCGATGCCGGCGTGCCCGTCCGCATGCGGCAGCCGACCAAGGACGCCGTGCGGCAGTGGCTGGTCCAGGCCGGCGAGCGCATCGAGCAGCTGCAGGCGGAGATCGCCCAGCTGCGCGCCCAGGGCGCCACCACCAGCACCGAACGCGACCAGCTGCTGACCGACCTGATTGAGGCAGCGGCCAGCCTGGGCCACCACGAAACGCTGCGCAGCAGCCCCGAAGAAACCATCGAATTCTGGCGCGCGGAGGTACAACGCCTTCGCGCCGCCCTCAACGGAGAACACCATGGCTGACGGGTCCCGCTCGCCAGAAATCCGCGTCACCACGTCGAAGAGCCGAACCCGCCCAGCCCTGATCGGCGACCTGTTCTGCGGCGCCGGCGGACTGTCCAACGGAGCGAAGCGCGCGATGCGCCAGCTCAACCGCCCTGTGAAGCTGATCGGCGTGAATCACTGGCCGGTCGCGATCGAGACGAACCGCCGCAACCACCGGGAGGACGCAGACCGCATCCACTGCGCCGACCTGGAATCGGCGCTTCCGCTGACGCTGGTGCCGGAGGGTCGTCTAGACCTGCTGATCGCTGCGCCGTCCTGCGTGTTCCATAGCCGCGCCCGAGGCGGCCGGCCCGTGCACGACCAGCAGCGCATGGACCCGTGGCACGTGGTGCGCTGGTGCACCGAACTGCGCGTCACCCGCATACTGGTGGAGAACGTGCCGGAGTTCATGGACTGGGGTCCCTGCAGCCTGGTCACCGGCCGGCCGATCCCTTCCCGGCGTGGCGAGTACTTCCGCGCCTGGGTGGCGGCGCTGGAAGCCGTCGGCTTCAAGGTGGATTGGAAGGTCGTCTGCTGCGCGGACTTTGGCGACCCGACCACCCGTCGCCGCTTCTTCCTGATCGGCCGCAGCGACGGCAAGCGCCTGACCTGGCCAGAGTTCACCCACGATCGCGTCGGCGGTACCGACCTGCTTGGCACACGGCAGCGCTGGCGCGGCGCACGCGAGGTCATCGACTGGAGCATGACCGGCAACAGCATCTTCCGTAGGAAGAAGCCACTGAAGCCGAACACGCTGCGGCGAATCGCGGCAGGTGCCGTGAAGTACTCTTGGCCGAAGCCCTACATCGACGCCGTGCAGGCGCTGCTGAATGGCACGGCGCCGCGCCTGGTGTTCAGTCGGGCTGAGGCCATCGAACTGGGGCTGGTCGAAGCCGGTGTGCCGGTGATGCTGTCCACCGGCAGCGGAGGCGCGGCGCGTGACCTGGATCAGCCGCTGCCGACGATCACCACTGGCGGTGCCGGCAGCGAGCGCCCTGGCTGTGCTCGACCGCAGCTGATCGAGCCGATCATCGTTCCAATGTCCAACAGCAGCAGCGCGGGCGTGCCGCGCTCGGTGGCCGATCCGATCCGCACTGTGACCACTGCGAAGGGCGGCGACCAGGCCATGGCCGTGCCGCTGGTGGCCCCGTACTACGGCGGTGGTTCGGGCCTCACTGCGGCCTCTGTGGCCGAGCCGGTGCCGTCGGTCACCACCAAGGCGCGCTTCGGCCTGGCCGAGCCGGTGCTGATGCGCGCTGGCCACGGCGACAGTGATGGCCGCGACCCGGCGAGCCGCGTGCTGGACGCCGATGCACCGATGCCGGCCCTGACCGGCTCGAACGAGATGGCTCTGGCCGAGCCCATCGTGATGCGCGGCAACGTCGGTACCGGCCGGACTGGCGACATGCGCACCGCCAGCGAGCCGATGCCCACGATCACCTGCTCCGAATCGCTGGCCTTGGCCGAGCCTTTCGCGCTGCCCGTAACGCACCACGGCGACCACCGCACCCATGGCATGGATGAGCCGCTTCCGACCATCACCGGCGCCAACCGCGGTGAACTCGGCCTGGCCCAGCCGGCCGCCGAGCTGGCCGACGAGGTCGTGATCGACATCAACTACCGGATGCTGCATTGGCGCGAGCTGGCGCGCGCCACCTCCTTCGATGACGAGGGCGAGGTGTACGACTTCGCCGGCAACGCCACGGAGATCACCAAGCAGATCGGCAACGCGGTGCCGAACCGCACCGCCAAGGCGCTGGTGATGAGCCTGATGAGGGACGCGGCATGACCGCCCGCCGTCAGCACGCCAACAACGGCATGGCCGCCGGTGGCAGGCCGATCCGGGTACCGCGCTCGGTCACCAGCGTGCGCGCGCACCTGCGCCGCCACCTAGCCGAGGAGGGCCGGCGCATGCAGGACCTGGCACCGGCCTGGGGCTGCACGAAGCACAACGTCTACGACCTGTTCTACGAGGACCGCCCGTTGTCGCCCAACCACATCGACCTCGCCGCGCAGTTCCTCGGCCTGGACGACTTCGACACCAACGAGCTGCGCCTGCTCGGGGCCCGTGAGGCCGGCTGGCGCATCGATACCACCTTCCTGCTGGAGCACAAGGCATGAGCACCGAACACATGGTCACCCCGTCCTCCCGCTGGGCAGGGGACGGGCTACCGGACCCGCACGGCGACCGCTACGCCTGCGAGCGCGCCGCCCTGGCGCTGGGGCACCTGACCGACGACGAGCTGGCCAACGCCGTGTACCTGCACGGCAACGAACAGCCATCCATGGCCGACCTGGTGGCCGGCAAAGCGCTGTCGGGGATCGTCTACCTGACGGCGGCGAAGGAGCGGATCCGCTGGCTATCGCGCTCCCTGGCCGCGACTGGCAAGCAGCATGTTGGAGAGGTGCACCCCGACGACGTGGCCGTGGATGCGTTCGCCGCCGCCATGAAGGCGAAGATGGCAGCCGCGCGTGCCAAGGGCCGTGGCGGCTGGGAGGATCCCTCACAGTGCAGTGCTGTTGACCTGACTCGCCTGCTGCGCGACCACGTAGAGAAAGGCGACCCGCGCGACGTGGCCAACTTCTGCATGATGCTTCACCAGCGCGGTGAGGCAATCGCTGCGCAGGTTGGCGAGGTGCAGGGGAATGCGCTGTCGTGGATCGAGCGGATTGAGCAGAGCATCCGGATCGGGAACTACACCACGGCTAGCCGCGAACTCGGCGAGATGAAAGCCGCCCTCGCCGCCCGCCAGCCGGGGGCGCAGGTGCCTGGTTGGTCCGGCTGGGCCACGCAGAAGCCGGGGCATATGCCGAAGCTGTGGGGCACGCGCGAAATCGCCGAGCTCAATCATGATCTGACCGGCGACGCGCGCCTGATCTTCCTCTCGGAGCAGCCCGCGCAGGGCATCGACCCGGGGCAGTTCCGGCCTGCTGTTGAGCTGCTGGTGCAGAAGGCAAAAGACGGCGTGACCGCGTGTCGTATGTACTGGGGTCCGACCAATCCGGATGCAACGGAGAAGGCAGCGCGGAAGCTCGCCGAGGCCGAACGCCTGCTTGCCCTGATCGAACAGCGCGATGCAGCGCCGGGGGTGCTGTCGTGAGCCTGCCGTACGAGAACGCCACCAGCGGCAACAACGCGATCAACGACATCCAGAAGATGCTCCGGTCGTTCGGCTGCCAGCGCTTCGCCACCGGCGAGGACTACGAGACGGGTGAGCTTTTCATCCAGTTCGAGCACCGCGGCCGGCAGGTGCAGCTGAAGGCCAGCGCCAAAGGCTATGCCGCCGCCTGGCTGCGCGAGCATCCCTACGGCCCGCGCGTGCGGTCGACGCTGTCGGAGCACAACGCCAAGGCGCTCCGGATCGGTGGCGTGGCCGTCTATTCGATCCTGCGGGACTGGGTGAAGGGCCAGGTCACCGCCATCGAGATCGGCATGCTGACCTTCGAGGCTGCCTTCCTGTCGCACATCCTTCTGGCCAATGGGCAAACGATCATCGAGCACGTCCGCGAGCAGAAGCTGCTGCCGCAGGAGGTGGACCATGGCTGATCCAGGTGCCCAGGCCAAGCACACAGCGCGCGTGCTCATCGGCGAAGCGCGCGCCCGGCGGCTGCTGGGGCACGGCTTCTGGTGCATGTTCCGCATGGCCCAGTCAGCTCGCCTCCGCGCCGAATCCCTTCCTCGCCCGGTGCCGTCGGCACTCCCCATCCAGCCGGAGCTGTTCGCATGATCCACGTAGGAGACTGCCTGGAGGTGATGCGCGGCATGGCCGCCGACTCGGTCGACGCGATCGTGACCGATCCGCCTTATGGGCTGACCACCAACAAAAAAGGGGGCACCGGTACTGCGTCCGTGAATCTGGAAAGCCCGTATGGCCGCTCGCGTATCGGGACCGGTAACGGGCCGGGAGGGTTCATGGGCATGAAGTGGGATAGCGACGTGCCCAGCGTGGAGATCTGGATGGAGTGCCTGCGGGTACTTAAGCCAGGCGGCCACCTGCTGGCCTTCGCCGGCACCCGTACCCAGCACCGGATGGCAGTGCGCATTGAAGATGCTGGTTTCGAGATCCGCGACATGATCGCGTGGGTATATGGCAGCGGCTTCCCGAAGTCTCACAACGGCGAGTGGGGCGGCACAGCGCTGAAGCCTGCGCTCGAGCCGATCACAGTTGCCCGGAAGCCGTTGCACGGAACGGTAGAAGCCAACTGGCGTGAGCATGGAACCGGCACACTCAACATCGACGCCTGTCGAGTGGATTTGGACGGAGATACCAATCCAAGCGTTGCCCGCCGACAGGGTGCGATCAACCACCTAAGCACGCGCACTGCTGCCCAAGCCCAAGCCGAGGGAAAGCTGGAGAGCCGCCAGTCCGAAGGCGCTTATCGCGCAGAACGCGAGGGTGAAGCAATGGGCCGCTGGCCAGCGAACCTGATCCACGACGGCAGTGACGAAGTGCTGGCCGCGTTTCCGCTCGCGCCTGGCCAGCAGGGCGACCTGCGAGGGCATAGCCGCGCCCGCACGTCCCTCGGAATCTACGGAGACATGGGGGCAGCCCGTGACGCTGTAGCGCGCTCCGATAGCGGCAGTGCTGCCCGGTTCTTCTACTGCGCCAAGGCCAGTAGGCAGGACCGGAACGATGGACTTGAGGCTGGCGCGGTCCCAGCGGTCGCCGCCGGCGCAACCATGCGCGATTGCGAGCAGGCCAACTGGCCTACCCGCAATGGCAACCATCACCCCACCGTAAAGCCCACGGACCTGATGCGCTACCTGTGTCGCCTGATCACCCCGCGTGGCGGGCTGGTGCTCGATCCCTTCGCCGGCAGCGGCAGCACCGGCCGTGCCGCCCTGATGGAAGGCTTCCAGTTCGTCGGCATCGAATTGGACCCCGAATACGCAGCCATAGCCGAGGCCCGCATCCGCGCCGTGCAGCCCGGTCTATCCCTTGGAGATGCAGCATGACCTCGAACGCAAGCCAATCAGCCGCGCACCGCGGCGAAGGAGACAAGATGAGCAGCACCACCGCGCGTCGTACGCCCAACCTGCTCCGCCTGAAGGAGGTCACCGCCCGTACCGGGCTTTCCAAAAACACCATCTACGATCGGATGCGAAAAAAAGAGTTTCCTGCGCAAATCGACCTCGGCGGCAACTGCGTGGCGTGGTCCGAGGACGAGATCGACGGGTGGATTCAAGCCAAGATGGACGCCCGGCAGGTCAGCGAGGAGGGATTGCCGAAGGCAGCGTGAGGTGGGGGCATATGTGGGGGCACCAACGGGGAGCGATGAAGCGAAACCCTACTGCCACAAGTGATTCCGGCCCAACCGGGATTCCCCTTGGCTCCACCACTTATTCAGCCCGACAGGGCTTCGAAAGGCCGGAATACCTGCAAAAAACAGGGCTTCCGGCCTTTTTCGTTGGACCGGCCCCTCACCGGCAGACTCCAGTTCACCCCCGAGTGAGACCCGCAACCCCATCCCGTCCGGTGCCGTCCAGAACCTGCCGACACCGGTTCGCTTGTCGAGAAACATGACGTCGAAGGAGCAGGTCACGCGATCATCCATCGCGCTTTGGCACTCGAAGAAGCGGCGCAGAAGGTCAAGATGGTGCGTATCGAACGCGCGGGTGTCGCTGAAGAACAGCGCCGGTCTCAAGCGGCCGTTGAACGCGTTGCATGCGGTCCGGTCCGGTGATCGCTGTTCCTGCATCGAGAAGCACGTACTGATCGGGTCGACGGTTTCCAACCGGATCCTGTGCTCGCCGATGTACACGCCATGCATCTGG